TTAGGTGATTTCATCGGTAGGTTTGAGGATTTTGTCTTTTCTGATGTAATGATGTGTCATTCTTTTTGATGTATGCCCAAGTTGTTTTTGAGCTTGTTCATCGGTTGTCATTAGGGAAATATCGGTGGCTGCTTTGGCACGCATATCACGCATTTGTACTTTAGCGATTTCATCAGCAAGTTCAGGATATGCTTTCATTGCTCTCTCCCTTATTTCTTTAAAATGATCGCCTAAACTTCGCCGTTTTAATTTTTTCCCCCATTTATTGGTAAAAATCCAGTCTGATTCGTATCCCAACCTTTTATCTAAAATTTCTTTTAGCCGACCACTAATTTCAAATCTCACTTTTTTCCCTGTCTTCTGTTGAGTAATATGCAATATACCGTCATAGATGTGTGAGCGGTGTATATTACAAATATCAATCGGTCTTTGTCCCAGCAAATAGGCTGTTTCGATAATATCCGCCATTCTTTCATCTGCAAATTCATAGATTTTATCAAGGATATAATCCTCTACATAAACTTCACGATATTTGGTCGGGAATTTTTTTACACCTTGTGATGGGCTTGGAAGAGCAGTGTATCCCCATTCTCTTGCCATATTCCAAATTGTGTTAAATAAACCTACCTCAATATTAGCAACAGCCGGCGTGTCTTTTCTCCATTGTAAATATTGACTGATGTGCTTTGGCTCAATTTTTTCGAGCGGTGCAGGTGGGTTACCAAAGAATTTACATAGCCAATGAATAGCCTGTAAATTAGATTGACGAGTGTTTTTGGCTTTTTTGGTTGGAACAACTTCCAATTCATAGCGTTTTGCCACATCAATAAATAAAACAATTGGGGATTTTCTACTATTTTCAAAATTTAGCTTGGCTGCTTCTAAAATTGCTTCGTGTTTGTTTGTACCGAGAGACCTTTCTTTGCCGTCGGCAAGAACGTAAAAGTAGTATTCAACTATACTTCCGTTTGCTCGTTTTCTGCGGCGGCAGAGTAGGTTTTGTGGCAATCCGTTGTTTTCATATTTTCGAGGGCGTGCCATAAGTGCCTCCTTCTTCTCAATTTACGCTTTAAATGCATTTGATACCCAGTCAGAATCATTCGTTGCAATAGGTTTACGCTGTTTAGCCTGAGCATAATCACGGCGGACAACAGGGAATCCATTTGCATTTTCTTTAAATGGAATGCCCATAATGTTGAGTTGTTTTTTGATTAGATTTTTCTGCTTGCATTGAGTAATAAATTCAATCTCTTCACGAGAAAGGAAGTCAGTGTAGATGTTCATATTCTCTCCAAATAAACCCCTCATTTAGAGGGATTTGGTTAAATAATCGTTAAGTCGTTGAACCTATCGAAATGCTCACATTACCGATGCGGACAACATTTTCTTCGTTGGCTTCTAGGATTTCTCTCAACTTAGCATAGGTTTTGGGGCATCTTATTTGACATTCCTCTTCGTTGTAGAGAGCCTCTAATGTGTGCCATTCTTTTGCAAGTGCAGCCCAAACTTTCCCAAGTTCAGCCATTTTTTCAATCCTATTTCGCAAAAAAGGGACTGTCTCCAACAACAGAAAGCAACGCCTGAAATCCGATACATCGTGTGGGTAGCCTTCTATTTTTGGTCTTATTCCGTAACCAAGGTAAAAAGCCATTGTTTTACTGCTTACCCCTGTCTCTCCATTGGCAAGCCACCAAGCGATTTTGTCTTCTATGTGCATTTTTCCTCCAAAAATTAACCGCTTGCAGTTAGCTACAAGCGGTTGGTTGTCAAGTGTTCATTTGTTCAATGAACAGTTCATCAGTGGTTAATCTTCAATATCAATATATTCCGCTAACTCACTTCGAGCTTTTAAATAAGCCTTGCGAAGCCCGTGGAATTTTTCATCTTGGACTTCTTCAAAGTCACTATAACTGACGAAAGCGTATTCAAAACCTTCGTTTTCAATTTTAGTTTGAAGATATTCTTTGTCTTCTTCTGTCATTTCGTTTCTCCTATTGAGAGTGGATAAAAATAAACACTGCACGGGCAGGGTCGGGGAAGCATTATCGCTGTGCGATAGTGCATGGTTTGCCATCGCAGTCGTTGTGTAACTCTAAGTAGTCGGCAGCAACTGCAAAGGCGGTTAAAAAGAGTATGATTTTTGCGTATTTCATCGCCTAATCCTTGAATTTTGGGTGCAGGAAACCGCCGCTTGATGTTTCACAAGCGGTCGGATTGTGTGATTTTTTTGCAAATTAAATTCGGACTAAGCCGCCTAAGCCTTTCGGCTGGTATTGCCTTAAGGTAGTTAGGGCTTTGTGGTAGTGAGCTTCTTCAAACGGATCGACCTCGAAGTCGGCTAACATCGGTTCAAGTATCCGTTTCATTACGCCAAGCGTGGTTTGATACTCGGTGGCGTGAGTGTAGGCGGTTGCCCCAAACGGCGAACCGATAGCACGCAACGGTTTTTCTAACGTAGCAAGTACTTCAAGGCTGTTGTAGAGGGCGTACCACATTGAAGCGAAACGTAGCCATTCTTTTTTGGTTAGCTCCATTGGGATTTTAGGTTCGACAATCGGGGCGATTTGTGAACGTTCCGCTTTGCCCTTGAACCAGTAATCGTGCAGGGCTTGGTAGCACTCTTTTTTGTATTTGATGAGCGTTTCTCTGATTTCGGGTTTGCAGCGATTGATGTCAATGCCGAAGAGCCAGCCGTTGAGGTATTCAATTGGGAGGCAGATCATTTGTTGATCGCCACCGTTTGTAGGTATTCTTATGATAAGAATACCCTGCGAAAGGATTTCATCTCGTTTGATCCGTTCGTATTGAGCGTGCCAAGTCAAGCCGATATTTTCGCAGATCGGTTTCATTGCGGTGTAATGTGTGCCGTTTTGCTCGAATGTGATTAAGGCTTGGTTGTTGAAAGAAATGGTTTGAGTAGAAATTTGAGTTGACATAGTCGTAATCCTTAGAGTCTATTTGTTTAAAACAAGCCACTTTCGACAGTGGCGTCGGGAGGTTCGAAAACCCACTCTAAGGTAAGGGCTGGACGTATTTCCTTTCGGTCTTGTATTAGTCGCCCTCCCGACATAGTCAGGATTACGGATATAAAAAAATCGCCTAGTGGCGATTAGTGAACTATCCGCCTTAGAGTATGAGGTTTCGACACCTTGGGCGGAATAGTAAGTTAAAGTTTGGCGGTTGTCAAATAAAATTATTTTAATAAATACTAAAAAATAGCTTGCGTTTTATTTGGTATGTATTAAAATAATCTTGTTTTCGGAAAGGGTCTGAAAATGAAGAAGCCGCCCTTGAAGAGAGCGGCAAACATCAGGAACTGGATTATGTATCTTAAGTTGTTAATCCTAGTGATCTTAATCTTAATAAGCACGCCAGCTTATTAGATTAGAAAGCTAAAAGTCCTAGCAGAGAACGCCATCTCTGCTAGGCAGTTCCTAAATAATATAACGTTCCGTATTAAAAATCAACAAGGAATTGACAATGCAAACAGAGAAACGAGGTCGTGGTCGCCCTAAATCAGGTTTAACGCTTCAAGAATTACAAGCAAAAAGCGATGCAAAGCGTGGTGTGCGATTGAAGTCATTCAAGTTCCACGAAGATTTTATTGCTCAACTTGAACAGCTTGCAGAACAACACGGCATTTCGCAAACACAGGTAATCGTTCAAGCGGTTGAGCAGTTTTCAAAAGGGGCGTAAGCCCCTATAAACCTACCCTTCACTGTTCGATGTTTTTAATTAGTTGTTGCATTTAATTTGGTGTAATTCCACCAAATTAAAATTTGGATTATTCAGCTCTTCCCAAACTTGAAGAAATTCAATGGTATTTTTATTTTGAAGCCAGTTTTTAATGAGCTGGTCGCTGTCTCCAAAAGCTTTGCACATATCAGTTAGGCTGATGTAATCCTCACCATCACGAGCGGTTACTTTGACCTCCACGCCTTGTACAATCATTACGCTATTTGCCATTTCGTTTCTCCGTTTTTAGGTACAAAAAAAGCCGTTGGTGGACGGCTTGAAAGTGCGGTTATCTTAATCCGAAGTTTGGCGGTGTCAAGCCTCAATATCTATTTTTGCGATCTGCATCGAAAAAATAAATTTTTGTTCTGACAGTAAAACGCTTTCGTAGTAATCTCATAAAAAAATATAAGGAGAACACTATGAAAGAGCTTTTCAAACAATGGCTAATCAATCAGGACTCGCCATTCATTAATAGCTGTGGCGTTGAGTGTATTTTGTCAAAAGTTGATGACCGGCTAAACATAATCAACGCCAACGAAGAAGAAACCGAAACTCTTATAGAGTGGCGGAATGCTTTTCTGCAAGATGTTTCGGTTTTTATAGCTTAGGTACTATAAATCGTCTTCTTTAACCCAAATCCCAGCTTGCATTTCGCCCTTGCGATCTTTGATTTGGTCGTAGGCGTGAGCGAGGCAGTCATTAAGTGTAAATCTATTTATTAAGGCTAAATGGTGTAATATGCCAAAAAAACGGCTATATTTACCTCTGTCTTTAATGCGTTCAATATCATATAGACAATGAACAGCGACCGAAATATCAAATCTGTAACCATTTAATCTATGATTTTCAAATTGTACAGGGTAAATAGGTTGTTTTTCTTGTTTTGCTTTAATAATACAGACAACAATCAAATCCCCAATCGCATCTTTAATCATTTCAGGATTATTGCGGGCAATGCCTCCGCAGAGTTCGCCAAACTCTTCCATCAGTTTGAGCATTTGCTTTTGTGGGGTTGAGCCGTTAATTAAATTGCGGTCTTCCGCCCATTGTTCGATGTTTTTAATTAGTTGTTGCATTGTTTAGTCCTCTCATTTCTTTCATTGCTTCATCAATCGCCGTGCGTAAATCGGCATTTCTTGCCCAATGAAAATACTGCTCGTGCGGTTTGGTATAGCTAGCAATAATAAATTCGTCCACCAAATCAGAATATCGGACATCTAATTTGCGTTGGGCGATAAAGTCTAAGCGTTCGGTGTCGGTCATTTTTCCTCCTTTGGTGGTTCGGGAAGTGGTTGCCAGTGGGTTACTGCAATCACATCGTCATCAAGCCCATATTGATTTACACTAAGAAAATACCACTCGTTATCGGCAAGTTCTCTTGAAACTATTAAAATTAACTGCATTCCTGAAATATCGCATAACCCTAGCACATCCGTTTCAATAGGTGGTAATTTGTCCTCAATGGAAATCCAGCCGTTGTTTTCTAAAAGTGTTGGTGGTTCAATAACTTGTTCAGCTTCCCCAAATAACTCCGATGCTCTTTCTTCGTCTGTTAGTGGACGAATATCTGATTTTGCTCTACCTAAAACAACACCATAAACTGCATAGGGTAAATCATAGGCTTCATAGCTTTCATAGCTTTCGTGATCATCCATGTCACCCGCAAACTCATAGGCTTCAGTAGCACCATTTAAACAGCTTTGTTTTGCTTGCTCTAATGTTTCGTGCAACCTTATTACATGTGTCTCATCCGAGACATCGACCGAAAAATATTTTTCTTCATTCATTTTCTTTCTCCGCGTTCCGTGTTTATGTGGATATACAAGAAATTCAACAGCAGCATTCAGCTGTTAGTGCTGCCGATTTACCTACGACTATTTCGCATTGCATCTAACCATTCTTGAGCGTCTTCTTCTGAAGCGAAACATCGCCCTTGTGGCAAGAATTTTTTTACAAAGGGGGCATTTGCGAACATAGATTTTACTATGGTAAAATCATTGTCAATAAACCACATATTTTCTTGAGGTTCTTTTAATGGGCAAGGTAACGTCAATGTTACTGCTGGTCTTGGTTCTTCCCACATACCAACAATATCATATTGAGCTATTGTTCCATCATTGAAATGAGATCCGCTAACAGCCCACGATACTTCTGACAAAAATACATTTTCTTCATCAACTGTATACCCTTGTACTTGGTGGTCTTTATTATCTCTAATATAGTCATCACTAATTAGGTATTTTACAAATGCCTTATCATTATTTCTTAGTTTTACTGGCTCACCTGCCAATGCTTTATTTAAATCAAATGGTTTCATTTTATTCTCCGTGTTTGTGGTTATGTTGATGTACAGGCAATTCCACCATAGCATTCAGCGGCTGTGGCGTGAGTGGCTCTTGCGGAATATTCAGCCGTCCGCCTAAAGTGGCATATGGCTTTGATGCGGTAGAGTGTTCTGCCGTTGTGGTTGATTGTGTCGTTTTGGAGTAGTTCGTATTTCTTTTGGGTTGTCATATTGGCTACCTATTAAAAAGCCCCTTTCGGGGCGGTTACCCCCTTCAATGCATAAAGGGATTTGATAAATTGCGGGATATATTGATCAAAGGCTTTCATCAATACCGGATCACGTTCGGCTGTGTAGATGTAAAGCGGTTGTTTTTGGTATTCGGGGCAGTAGCTGACAAAGTCCCACGTTTCGTAGCCTGTTACCCAAAGGGCAGATTGCACTTGAATAAGATATTCATTCGGCACACCGCCTTCTAGCAGGTATTTGATGTGGGTTTTCATTTTCGGGCATTTGATTTCCAACCCTTTTTTTAGATTGGGAATTAAGCCGTCAGGACTTACCATTAACTGTTTTTCGGCGTTAAGGTACACACCGCCGACTTGCACGACTTCGGTGTCGGTTTCAAACTCGTAAGCCATTCGTGCAAGCGGTTCAAGCTCGTTGCCTCGTGCCATATCAGACGACTTAAAACCGTCTTTTGCTCCCTCAATGCTTTCGGCAACCAGTTCGGCAAGATAGCTATTCCAAGCGGACGATTTTTTACCGCTTGGCGTAACGATATTTTCAATGCCTGTGGCGGTGGGAATGCCCAATCTGGCATTGAGCCATTCTTCTGATCCTTGTTCGCAATCTAAAATGATTAAATCGCCTGTCATAGTGGGATTTCCTCACCGACACTTTCGCCATTATCCGCCTTTTCAGCGTTTTGCTTGTCTAGCGTAAGATTGAGCTTTTTAATCACTGCCTCTGCCTGCGATTTAGGGATTTGGTTCAGTGCTTGAACGCCAATATAGGCGAGAATTTTCGCCTCCTCCGTACCGGTTACTTGCATTAACTGCCGGATTTGCGACAGTTGTTCTTCCGAAATGAGTTCAACGGCAGTGGTTTCTACCACGTTATTTTGTGGTGTGATGTTTTTAGGTGGTTTTTCATTTTCCGCAATACGCTCTGCTTCGTCTTGGTCGTAAATACCCGTAAAGCCAAAGGCTAATCTTGCACATTGGATCATTGCTTTATGGCGTAACATTCTTTTTGGGTGAGAGTTCCAAGCTGGAGAGCTCTTTTTACATTCCCCCATAAATTCCGTCACCACAATCGGTTTACTTCTATCTTTACGGTAGATAGTACAAGTACAGGCGGAATAGTCATCGGTAAAATGAAATTCCATTCCATCATATTGAGGCTCACGGTTAATAATGCGAACCCAACCATCAACGCCGACAATAGGCGTTAATCCACCGTTCCCACCGGGGAATGCATAAATTTCTTTTGTCCAAGGGTTTAATTGGTATTGGTTAGCAATAACCAATAGTGCAATCATTTGAGCATCGCTTACGGTTGCCCCTGCGAAAGCAGACGATTTAAGTGTCTCAACTAATCCTGAGCCATCTCCCATTTCAAAACGCTCGGCAAGTTTGTTGGTTAGTGTTTGTAATGCAGTTGTCATAATATGATCCTTATTTAGGTTGAATTTGTGCGGTATCAAATCATTTAGCCTTATTGAGCGAAACGCTATCCCCAAATTTCGCTTTCAGCTCACGAGCAATACTGACTGCGTTGGTTTGGATTGTTTGGTTTAAGCGAATAGTAATGATAAAATCGCCTAATGGCCCATCGGTTTGTGCCGGTTCTTCGATGTTCATTTTTGCCACATTTTGCGGATTTTCGACCGCTTGTTTGCGCTCCATTTTATCAGTAATCGCTTTGGCTTCGGCTTGTACTTTGTCGGCTTCTGCTTTGGCTTTAATCGCCGCCTCACGCTCGGCTTCTTCGGCAAGGCGTTGTTGAATAATTGGGGCGAGGTCGTCTTGGGTTGCGATCAATTTCACTGCATCAGGAAAAAGATAAGCTGATTTTGCAGCAAGCTGTTCTAATCGCTCAGTCAAGCGCCCGATTTCTACCGACATTTCGCTGATAATCAGCGCTTTTTCGGCGTTCACGGCTTTGGTTAAGCTGTCAATCGTGCGTTTATTTTTCTGTGCCTCGGCAATACGATTAGCAATGCCGTGTTTTGGCATTGTGATTTCTAAGGCAAGGGAAATATCACTTACTTTAACCAGCTTGTTTCTGGTATCAGTGATTTCTTCAATGGCTTTATCGGCAATCTGTTTTTTGATTTCCGTTTCTTTGCTCTTAACGAGCTTGTCTCGGGTTAATCGCTCTTGGCGGAAACGTTCAGCGATTTGTTCTGCTGTTAATACCAATTCCGCAATCTCGCCAGTTTGCGTTTGTTTAATTGCGTCACGAATTTTTTTCTCAATGCTTTCAAGCTCCTTCACTTCTTCTTTTGCTTTTGCAAAATCATCATCGGTTTCAAAGGTGGTGGTGAGCGTGGCAAGGTATTGATTTGCTTGCTCTTCAAAAGTTTGCAAGTTGGTAGAAACCACTCGGCTTTCGGTTTTTAAAATAAGTTCAAATTGTTGATTTGCAGTTGTCATTTTCTTATTCCTCTAAAATTCATTTCTGTGTTTGTTCTGTTCGGCTAGGTAGGCGTTGATTGCGTTACGCCAGCCATCAGAACCGGCTAGGATGGTGGCAATGGTTTCAAAGCCGTTGTTTTCTAATAGCTCGATGATGTTTTCTTCAGCCAAGATGAAAGCCTCTTCGCTAGGGTCTTCTTCTGGTTGAAGTGAAGCATCTGTGTAGTCTTCGTATCCTATCATCACACTTTCTCCGTTACTTTAAATTCGCAAGTTTCAGGCTTGCAGGTGCTTTCAGGGATAAGCTCTTCATTGCATTAGGAGGGTGATGGCAACCATAAAAAGCAGGGCGTATAAGCCGTATTTAATCCATTGTCTAAGCATGTTTAGCATTGTTTGCCTCTTGTGTACGTTTTACCATTTCGGCAAGAACGTTGAAGAAATCAGTTTCAAGGGTAATTGTTTCGGCACTTGCTCGTCTGTCTAGATGTAAGCGAATATTACCGTTGCTATCCACAAAGTAGCCGTTTAGCCCATAAGGTATGAATGGCTTGCGTTTTGGTTTTGATGGTTTAGGCTTAACCTGTTCAGGATCTTCCTCAATTTGTTCAAAATTGTAATTGTACATAATAGGCTGATGACCCCTGATTTCAGGATAATTAGGCAAATTAACGGCTTTGGTTTTATTCAGAGCTTCAATGCGCTTATTTACTGCCTTAATAGCGTTAATTTCAGACATCATCTCTGCCGTGCTGATTTCTTTTATGCCGTTTAATATAACTTCTCCGAAGTAGCGTTTTGTATGATTATTTTTTAATAAGCGGATAGTATAGCTTTCTACTTTATTGCGTTTCATTTCAGCAACTCCTTGATTTGGCTAATACGATACTCAATCACCTCAAGTATTCCGTCTTGCTTCTGTTTGCGTTGCTCAAGGTTTGATAATTCTTCTCTTAATGCTTGGCGGTTGATTTGGTGTTGCATAAATGCAGGTGAATCAATTTGTTTCCATTGTTCTACAAAGGATTTTGCCTGTTCAGGGCACTTGAAGCGTTTGCGTATCCTTGAAATCTGCACCCACACATCATTGATTTTTTGCTTTATGCGGATATCCGCTCTCCAGCAATCGTGGCGTTTATGCTTAATGTTGTGGCGAAAGCCTTTCGTGGAGCTGTCGTGCCATACACTGGTATAAATACTAAACGTCGTCATTTTTTACTCCTTGTGAATACTAAATTCATTCAAACAATGCTTATTTTTCAAGAATTCATCTAAGCACTCATCAAGAGTTAGCTCGTATTCTTTAAGAATGCCATTTAGTTCAATCAGAATCCCAGAGCATTTGTTAAATAAATTAATCCTGATTGTATTTTGGTTTTGTTCTTTTTCATTGCTGTCCACTAACCAAGGAGCAAACCAAGCAAATTGCGAGGTATGATGTAACATACGTATCGCTCTTTGCTCGGGTGGGGTTGTTCCACTAGCTTTCCACGTGTGAAGCTCTAAGTCTTCATCGAACTGGATTTGATGGTTAATGATCGTTAGTAGTGTAAAAATCTCTCCAGCAGCAAGTTTAATATGTTGTTCTGCATTATTAGCTACCCCGTAGCACAGTTTCCCTACTGATGTAGCGAGATACAGACAATGTTTTTGAGTAAGCTCAATATGGGTCAAACCCTGTTGTTTTGCTCGCTCAATAATAATTTTGTATTTAGTTTTCATTTTGAATCCTTTTATGTGGATAAAAAAAGCCCCGCACGAGGCGGGGAAACGGAGTCATTATGTTTATTATCAACCGCTCTTTTTAAGTTGTAGCAGTTACACAACTTAGCCATTCAAAACCGCTCTACACGGTAGGTTTCCACTTCGTAGGCTCGTCATCGATGATGTGCGTAAAGCGGTTTTGGATGGCGACCGCAGAGAGATTCGAACTCTCGACCCACTGCTTAGAAGGCAGCTGCTCTATCCACTGAACTATGCGGTCAAAGTACCGTTGCTTAACCCCAACGGCAGGGCTTACTTCAATCTAAGGAATGTGATGGACTAACCATCTCTAACAACTCTCTAGTACATTCGTTTCGCTGCCTAACGCCGACTTTAGAAAACATTAAAACTAAAACGGGGTTATTTGTCTCACTCTCTGTTGAGAGCTGTTAGAGATGGTGGCTCTTTTTTATACTTGTGAGCCACCGGGCCAAGTCCTCTTGTTTGCCACAACTTCGAGGAATATAATACTTGGGCAACATCTAGGGCTAATGCCGAAAAAATGAAATCACTTTGGTGTTATTGATTAGTTATTTTTTCGGTATTTATCACCATTTTTCGTATCTAAAAGCTCTTCTGTAATACAGCCATCACTAAATTTATTGATGGCTGATATTGCTTGGCAAACCGCTATTTCCAGCCCCACATAATATGGCGTTATAGAGACGGATTTTAATATTGCCTGCCTAATATCTTCTTTCTGTAATTCATCAATCGTTGAAGGTTCAACGCTGCCTAATTTAACAAATTCCTGATTACTCATTTTGTTCTCCTGTTATTAATATTCCAAAGCACACTTTCTCAAATATGCTTTGGAATTGAACCAGCGTTTGTGCTTCCCGATTCACTGCCAGTGCTTAACCTTTCCGCTAGTTCGCACATCACCAGTAAATTCGCCACAACTACCGTACTATTCTTTCAGTCCGAGTAGCTTAGAGAGTTTCACAACTTGCCTATAAGTTCATTTACCGCATACGTTTTACCGCTTTATGCAAAGATTGGTTCTGTCTCTCCAATGTCATTACATTGCTAAGTAATCCGCTTGTCGTGATGTGTTTTTGGTTTAATTTTTAAAGAACAATGCCTTTCGGCGAGGTTTAGAACCTTTATTCAAGCCCTCCGTGAAGGGCTTTGATAAAAATTCTTAGTGAATGTAGGCTTGCCAAAGTTGTTGAGCTTGCTCGGCGTTCATTTTGTCGCTTTGGTTCCAGTCGATTAACTTGCCATTTCTGAACATTGCTCTTTCAATCACAAACTCTTGCGTGGCTTCATTTTCAAAGACCTCAAACACATTGATGAAATCACTGGTGCGTTTTTCTTTGCGTCCGCATAAAATGTAGTCTTTGTGGTTATTTAGCGTTGCTTGTGCGTTCATTTTGGTTTCCTCTTTGTCTGTGGCGTTGTTTGTTTTGATGGGTTTATTATCACAAATTGAAATCATTAAGTCAATTCAATTTGTAATTATTTTAGCCAAACAAATTTCAATTCGTGATTAAATAATTGATTTTAAAGAGAAATTATTTTTAGAAAGGTTGTTTGATTGCTTGTTTTTTAAACACTTAACATAAGAAGAGAAAGACAATTAGGAGAAAAAGCACTTAAAAAAGATTGTCTTTTTTATTGTGCGTGATATATTTGTATCACATTGTGTTTGCTAGGTGTTATTATGATTAAGAGCTTCAAGCATAAAGGCTTAAAACAATATTTTGAAAAAGGAATAACAAAAGGTATTCAGCTTAATCATCAACGTAAAATCGATGGTATTTTAGATTTGATTGATTCAGCAGAAAGTATTGATGAATTTATGCCTTTTTACCAATGCCACGAGTTAAAAGGAAATCGAAAAGGCATTTATTCTATGACGGTTAATGGCAACTGGCGGATTACATTTGAATTTGTAAATGGCGATGCTTATATTTTGAATTATGAAGATTATCATTAGGGGGAGTTATGCGTAAACCAGCACATCCGGGGCAAATTTTATTAGATGGATTTATTGAACCAAATAACATCAAAATTAAAGAATTAGCAGATCATCTTGGGTTTTCTCGTGAAACTTTATCAAGAGTATTACACGGCAAAACACCAATGACTGCAAATTTAGCGTTAAGTTTAGAAGAGGCAGGAATTAGTACGGCTAAGTTATGGCTAAACTTACAAACTAAATATGATTTATGGGAGTTAAAGCAGCAGCGGTTAAATCCTGTTATGCCTTTTCATTTTGGTGGAAATTATGGAGAAACTGCTCACGCTTAATAATGCCCTCTTCGGAGGATTTTATTGTTCTTAGGAAAAGAAAACCGCCACGAGGGCGGTTTATTCAAGGAATATTATTTGTAGAAGATCAAACCTAATCTGACAGTCCCCCGTTTTAAATTACCGTGTCTGTCAGATTAATTTGAGCTTAAATTCTTTTCCACCCAAATCCGTTTTCCATCAAGTAAGGTTGCCATCGGTGTTCTGCCACAGCACATTTTTCCTTGATGTGTTCGATGGTGATTATAATACATTAACCACTCATCTAAATCCGCTTGTAATGTCGTTAAATCCGTATAAATTTTCTTCCTAAATGCCACTTGGTAAAATTCTTGTAAGATTGTTTTATGGAACCGTTCGCAGATACCATTCGTCTGGGGATGCTTCACTTTCGTTTTCGTATGCTCTATGTCATTTATCGCTAAATAAAGCTCATAATCGTGATTTTCTACCTTGCCACAATATTCACTTCCTCGGTCAGTTAATATGCGTAACATCGGTAAACCTTGGCTTTCAAAGTATGGTAACACTTTATCATTCAGCATATCCGCAGCACTGATAGCGGTCTTCATTGTATAAAGTTTTGCAAACGCCACTTTACTGTAAGTATCAATAAACGTTTGTTGATAAATACGACCCACTCCTTTGAGGTTGCCCACATAGAAAGTATCTTGTGAGCCAAGATAGCCAGGGTGTACCGTTTCAATTTCACCACAGGCAATCTCATCTTCTTTCTTACGCTCTAAGGCTTGTACCTGTGTTTCACTGAGTATAATACCTTGTTCTGCAACCAGTTTTTCCAGGGCGATTAATCTTTGCTTAAAATTGGCAAGATGATGACGTAACCAAATCGAACGTACACCTCCTGCTGAAACAAAGATGCCTTGTTTACGGAGTTCCTTACTCACTCTTACCTGTCCAAATGCCGGGTTATCAAGAGCAAACTTCACAACAGCTTGCTCTATTGCCTCATCAACACGATTTTTTAAGTTGGGAACGCGTCTATTTTGATTCAGCAATGCTTCAACACCACCTTGCTCAACCGCTTGTTGATAACGATAGAATGTATCTCGGCTCATTCCCATTACTTTGCAGGCTTGAGAAATATTACCCAGTTCTTCTGCTAAATTTAATAAACCGGTCTTGTGTTTAATGAGAGGGTTGTTAGAATAAAACATGAGAGTTTCCTTTTTGTTTAGATTGATTTTTGACACTCATATTCTAAACGGGAAACTCTCACTTTTTAGAGTGAATTGTCAGATCAAGTCTGATCTTCTACATATTATTTTATCTTTTGAATTGTTGTAGTAACAGATCGAGTTTATTATCAACCCCATCTATTTTCTTCTCCATATTGCCTAGTCGCTGCTCAACATTGTCTAGTCGTTGTTCGACATTATCCAATCTAGATTCAACTTTAGTGAGGCGAATATCAAGATTTTTGATATTGGTCTCTACTTGGACAAACTTATCATCAATTTTCGAGAATCGAGCTTCAACTTTGGTCTCAAGGTGTGAATATACTGTCCATAATGCAATTACAGCAGTAACTACTAATGCAATGAGTGTAGAGCCACCAGCTTTATAAAAAGCCTCTTTCGTCAAATAATTTGACTTGATTTCTCTTACATCGCCTTCAACTTGTCTTAATCGAGCATATAAATTCACTTCTTCCGTCTCCTGATAACTAATTTGTGAATTATTATGCCCGCCGTATACTGCATTTGCAAGTAAGGATAGTATGATTGCATCTCTAGGATCATTTTGAATCATTGGTCTATTCATTTTGTGAGCCCTTAATCCATTCTAAAATTCTCTCTCTGTCGAAAAAAAGCATATTATTACAGCAAACACAAGTGACAATAACGGCTGTTCTCGCTTTTTGGTCTAACCAATATTTTGTTCCTTCCCGTTCATTGAAATGCAAAGAATGAAATTCAGGAGCTGCAAATTTCATAACTTCATCAGGAGATGGCTCTATTCGGTATGGAATGGTTGGAACACCGATAATTTTCTCTCCGCATAATTCCGTAAAAGTGTCATAGCCATCGTGTAAATAATGTTCTTGGCTATTACAAATAGGGCAAGTTAAATTCCGCCCAGTACGTTGCGTGATAAAATCCGCAAACTGTTCAGGTTTAATGCGTTTATTATTCATTTTAACTTCCTTTCTACCCAATAAAATTCAACTGTTAGCTTTGGTGGACTTTACAAATAGCTTCTATGCTCAACAGCGACACCAATAATACGAATATCTTGTTTCATTGAGCTGAGTGTTGGAAAGTCGGGGTTAAGCGGTATTAGCTCAAAATGAGGATTGCCGGATTCAGACCATTCGCCTAACTCCCGATAACGTTTTAAAGTAGCCTCACCTGTGCCATTAACCGCTGCTACATAATCGCCCGGGTGAGGACGTTTGCGAATATCGATTAACACCAGATCGCCTTCACTAAATTTAGGCTCCATCGACATTCCGGAAATTCTTAAAAAGAAAGCGTCCGGTCCGGCATCAATTTCCGTATCGATATAGTCGTAGCCCTCCGAATCTTTGAAATCAAAGGCTTCTGTCCATAAACCCGCTTGTATATTGCTGATCAACGGATATGAGTTCGATTTTGTCGGTCTGGCAAGCTGAACGTTTGTATCAAAAGCAAGTGTTTCTGGAGAAACACCAAGCACTTTGCTGAGTATTTCAATATCATCAAGATCGGGAGTACGATTGTTTCTCTCATAATTAGCAATGCGAGATTGCCCCCATTTGTTATTTTTATCTCGATTATCTATTGATGTACATCTTTCAGCAACTTCATATTGGCTGATTCCTAGCTGTTCTCTGTAAGCCTTAATTCTACTACCTAAGGTTGTCATAGCACTCTCCTATTAGATTTTCCTCATTTTAACACGCTCCGTTATATCCTTGTGAATCACAAAATGAAATTTACAATTAGTTCATTTTGTGATTTAATTAAAAGATATAAATCACAAAGAGAAATTTGTATGAATAAGATAGCTGAAATACGAAACCAAATTGGTATAAGTCAAGCTCAGTTAGCTGTTCAGATTGGTTGGGGGCAACCAAGAATAGCTAACTATGAAACTGGAAATCGTACCCCATCTATTTACGTTGCTCAAAAAATTGTTGAGGGATTGAACGAATTAGGTGCAAACGTACGAATTGATGACGTTTTCCCCGTTGGCAACTAATTTACCCCAAGAGGCTTGCAATGCCACGCAATGAATTAACAAAAAATGCAAGAGCGATTGCGGATTTGATTCATCGAAAATCCGCAACGGTGACGCATAAGAAACTAGCAAGAGCAATCGGACTGAGTGAATCACAATTTAGCCGTACATTTGCAGATAATGTGGAAATGGTGGCGGTGATTATTGATTACTTAAGTATTGAGCTTGCGGATAAAGACGAGTTACTAGAGCTGAAAGAGAAACGATATAAGCGAATAAATCTCGAAGAAGCGACAACATAGAAGTTACCAACAATGAAAAATTTTTTAGAAAAATTCAAATCATTCTACCACAGTAAAAATTCAATTTTTATTAGAGTGGCAATTTTTATGCTGCTTGCGTGGTGGGTTTTTAACAATTAAAAAACCACCGCTGGAACGGTGGTAATTTACAAGGAGTTACCTTTTGAAAAATCAACGCAATGATACACAAAAAAGCTCCTTATGGCAAGAGTTTGAATATCGAAAACGGTTAAAAAATCTCATTGAAAGCGGTTTATCCGTAGCCGAAATTGAAACCCGTTCACAACAAATTTATGAGGAGCTGAAAAGTGAATGCACAACCGAAGCAAATTAACCCAATTTTAAAATTGCACCCTAAACAATCAGAGGCTAAGAAAGTGAGTGTTGATGATGGTTATACACAAATTCCGAATGAGTTATTAAAAGCAATTTTGCGATCGGGTGTTTTAGGTTGGAAAGGCTCTTACTTACTGGCTACCGTCTTAAAAACATTGTCTTGGCATAAAGAAAGTGATTGGTTCACGCATTCCCAAGTGTGTGAAATGATGAATATTGAGCCGACAAAATACCATATTAATCAACTTTCCGCTGCTCGAAAAGAACTTATCCGTGAAAATATCTTGTTTGAAGATGGTAAGGAAACAGGGGTAAATCTCAGTGTTTTTGAATGGAAAATGGTATATCCCGAAAAAGTAGGGAGTTCCCGAAATAATAGGGAATTAATTCCCGAAAAAGTAGGGAATGGGTATCCCGAAAAAGTAGGGAACACAAAAGAAACTATTACAAAAGAAAAAATAAATAATGAATTTACTAACGTAAATTCTGTGCAACAGCCCGAGACCTCTTTGCCGAAAAAAACAAAATCTGAGCCGGTCGATTATCAAGGAGTGATGGAAGAATTTAATCGTGCTGTGGAAGACACACCGATTCCGCAAATTCGGGCGATGAGTGATGAGCGAAAGCGATCGGTTCACGCATTAGCAAAAATCTTGCGAAAAGAATTTGGTGGCTACACCAGACAACACTTTGCCGATTACTTCAATGATTTTGTCCGACAGGCAAGTAGCCGGAAAGACAGATTTTATTTTGGCGGGCTTGATGGCTCGGCTTGGGTAGCAAATTTCGGCTACATCATTCGTTCGAAAACGTTTTATAAGACTTGGGAAGATTCGCTATGAGCCAAAATTTGAAAAATATCACTTACGAGGTTGAATATTTGCTGGTTGGAGCATTGCTGAAATCCGGTCTTAACTCGAAAGCTAGGGACGTATTGAGCTGGTTAGAGCCTGAAATGTTCGCTACCTTTCAACTTGGGGTGATTTATGAGGCTATCCGCAAGCAGGCGTTGAAAGATAACGTGATCGATATGCTGTTACTCAATACCGACTACGGACAAGATTTTGCCACGTTGGCAGAGATAATGAAAAACACGATCAGCGGTGCAAACTTAGACGGCTATGCAGAAAAAGTCCGGCAATATCATCAACGCCGAGAAGCCCAGCGAGTGTTTTTAGACGTTGCAGGTGAGTTGCAAAATGCCCGAGACGAGCAGTTAGATGCTATCACTTCAACCGGGTTAGCTCACCTAAGCAAATTATTACAACGTGGCGGAAAAGTGAAACCGATTGATATGAATGATTTGCTCGAAGGTTATTTGGAATTGTTCCAAGAACGTGCAAAACCAAGTTTTAAAGAGCGTTTGTTGTTTACCGGTATAGAAGCATTAGATGGGAAACTAGGCGGTATTAACGATACCGATATTTGCATTGTAGCAGGACGTGCCGGTAACGGTAAAACCGAAACAGCCATCACGTTTACTAAAAACATTATCGAGAATAAAGGTTCGGTGCTGTTCTTCTCGCTGGAGATGAGCAAAGAGCAGATTATGGATAGGCTGATTGCCAGTGCAAGCGGTGTAAATTCAGTAAAACTTCGCAATCCGGAAATGATGAATGATGAAGATTTTGCCCGAATGGGAACGGCGATTCAGCCTTTACAAAATCAGCAGTTGTACATTGTTGATAAAAGCGGATTAACCGCAGAAGAGATTGTGGCGATTGCAGAGAGCCATATTCAAGAGTACGGCAAAGTGAGTGCGGTAGTGATTGATTATATCGGTTTGGTTCGACACGGCAAACTAGACGGCAAAATTAACCGAACCTATCAAATCGGTGAAAGTATGGAGCGGTTTAAAACTTTCTGCAAAAACAATCACACACCGATGATTTTATTGGCACAGCTTAACCGCAATGCAGATGGCAGTCGCCCAACCAACGCAGATTTGCGAGACAGTGGCAGTCTTGAACAAGATGCAAGCCAAATCATTATGGTGCATAACCAACGCAACAAAGACGGCGAGCCAGCCCCCTATACAGAATGGATTGTTACTAAAAATCGCTTTGGAGCAAATGGCACGGTTTATATGCAATTCCAGCAGGGTAGGTTCGTAGAATGCGACCAGGCAGAAGCGCGGGAGTATTTCCAGCCGAAAGAAACTAAAACATCATCAAACAAACGCTATGGAGCAATGCAATGACAGATTTTGATAAAAATATAAAATACAAAATTATTTACGCAGATCCGCCTTGGAAGTATAAGGATAGTGGCTGTAATGGGAGTGCAGAAAACCATTACACAACAATGAATATCAAAGAAATATGTGATTTACCCGTCCAAGATATTTCAGACAAAGATTCTATTCTGTTTTTGTGGGTTACTTACCCTATGTTACCTGAGGGCTTAAAGTTGATTGAGGCGTGGGGGTTCAACTATAAAACAATAGGGTTTCAATGGGTGAAGACAAATAAGAAGAATAAGAATTCTTTTTTCTTTGGCTTGGGACGATGGACTAGAGGTAATACCGAATGCTGTTTAATTGCAACAAAAGGAAAGCCATCGAGGGTAAGCAATAAAGTGAGCCAATTAATTATTGAGCCAATACAACATCATAGTAAAAAGCCTGACATTGTCAGAGAAAAGATAGTTGAGTTGATGGGTGACTTGCCAAGAATAGAGTTGTTCGCCAGAAATAAAACCCAAGGTTGGGATGTTTGGGGGGATGAGGTGTGATTGTTTCAAGCTATTGTTACCCAAAGTGCGGTAGGGTTTTATTAAAAAGGTTGGCGGTTGTGAAGGATAACGAAGGTTGGGACGGTTTAGATGATTACTTATAAATGCCCCAAATGCAACGGAGAGCTTGAAGATTTAAGTATTAATGATGAATGGGGTTGGTTTTTAGATGAGCCGTATCGTTGCAACGGACACTATACAGGGCGGTTTCCAAACATTAGCCGAGATAGCACGTTAAATCGCACAAAATCCTGTGGGTACTTTAGCAAGGAAGAGGTTAAGAAAGTAAATGGCACACAGCGTTAATGACATCGTAAAAGCCCACGGCAGGCGTTATAAAGCAAGATTGAAAATACAGATGATAAAAATGCAAGGAGGCGTTTTAGTCCCCCTTAATGAGCGTGAAGCTGAAGCATTGGTATCACTTAAAAATGGCGAGCAATATGAAATTGAGGTTATTCGCACTCGCAATCCAGCCTTTCATCGGAAGGTCTTCGCCTTTTTAAATTTTTGCTTTGAATATTGGTCGGCAGACAAAACCGAATGGGAGTTTTTTGATGAGAGGAAACAGTTTGATACTTTCCGAAAAAATCTGACTGTTCTGGCAGGATTTAAAGAAATCACATACACCCTAGATGGGCGTATGCGTGTAGAAGCTCAAAGTCTTAGTTACGGAAATATGGAACAAGACGAGTTCGAGCAGGTTTACAAAGCATTGATTAATGCAGCTATCAAGCACGTTTTCAACAATACCAAAGATGAGAATAGGATAAATCAGTTGTATTCGTTTTTTTAATTAAGGCGAAATCGCCATATTTAATTAGGTTTAATTGCAGGAGATTAAAATGAAAAAGAATGTTATTAGATATTGGCTTAGCGTGCCATTCAGAATTATTGCAGTGCTTTTTTTCTTAGTCATTCTTACTGTTAGATATGTAGGTTATTTATTGATTTATCCATTAGCATTCTTTGCAGCAGTCGGTAGTTTTATTGTTTTCTGTCAATGGACATATCAAGAATGGCTTTATTATTTTAAGCGCGGTTTTGCTCCGATTTAGTGTGTGTTTATTAATTCCCTCGAATTCGGGGGAAGGAGAAGTAAGATGACAAAATTTTTTGAAACTATCGCATTCGTGATGTTATTTGGCATTATTCCAAGCTGTTTGTTGGCGATTAATACTACTTTAATGAATATGAATATTAAAAACGCACCGTGGTTTATGGTGATTATTCAGTTAGGTTTTAATATCACTTGTTATTGGTTGTGGTTTATTTCTGTTATGCGGAATGTTATTTAAGGAGATTAATAAGTGAGCCAGTGCAATGAACTGACTGTAATTTTAATCGCCATCGCTATTCTTAGTGTATGTGCCGGTTCACTCTTTTTTATTGAGTGGTTTGATAAGAGAGATGGTGAGGGTTGGAATGGCTAACAAACCACCTAAACAACACAAATGCAAAGAGTGCGGCAGTTATTACATCAAATTTCAAAGCACGCAGCAGGTCTGCTCTGTTAAGTGTGCTATGGCAATGGGTAAGTGTAAGACAGAGGCGAAACGCAAAAAAAGTGCAAAAATCGACCGCTTGGAGCAACGGAAGCGGCTGGAAAAATTGAAAAGCCGTAGAGATTTTGAGAAAGATTTACAAAAGATATTTAATAAATTCATTCGCTTGCGTGATAAAGATTTACCCTGTATTTCCTGTGGCCGCTATCATCAGGGGAAATATGATGCAGGGCATTATAAAACCGTTGGTGGTAATCCTGAGCTACGTTTTAATGAAGATAATTGCCACAGTCAATGTGTGCCGTGTAACCGACATCTGCACGGCAATATTGTGAATTATCGAGTAAATCTGATTGAGAAAATCGGGCTTGAGCGTGTGGAATTTTTAGAGCGTAAAGACCACCCACCATTAAAACTTACTATCGAACAAATCAAAGATTTAATCAAAGTCTATAAAGCGAAGTGCAAGGAGCTTGAGCGTGTTACCTAGAAAAATTAAAAACAAGTGGTTAGAGCCTGAAAAGCAGAAATGGATCGAAGAGTTGCTAAGGTTATGGGGGGCGTGGGAATTTGGCGGATTGGATTTAGAAAGTCGGGTAAATATGATTTACCGGCTGATGAAATCTGCGGAGGGGGTTAAAAGTCTTTCATCTAGAGAGGTTTGTAACGATAGCCTCGGCACGCTGATCAATGAGATTTTTACGGTAGTCACCAAAAGAGACGTAATGTTAGCCGATATACTCAAACAAAAATACTGGTTCGGGCGTTCGGAGCGGCAAATCGCTATTTATTATCAACTAAGGGACAGCGAGGGTAGAAAAGAAAGACGATGGCAAGAAATTATTCAAGATAAATGCAAAAAAGCGGAAAGAATTATTGCAGATATTCTTGAAAGCAAGATTTCATCCAGTAATTCTACAGATAAACTGAAAAAATATCAATTTTCCCCTTGATTTTAGTGCGTAACAAGTGTATATTTTGTGCTAATGGTGGACGTAGTATAAATGATGTTTACCAATGTTAGTTAAAGACGCAGCCTGAAGTAATATTCAGTTCGGAGGAGAATAACTAGAAACGACGTCGAGTATAGTTATTTCAGCGTTTGCGTGGCAGTATGCCGACCGAATTAGTTTAACAGCCCTGAGCAGAAATGCTTGGGGCTTTTTTGTTTACGGATTTTAAGGGTGTAGCTCAGTTGGTAGAGCAGCGGTCTCCAAAATCGTTGGTTGTTGGTTTGAGTCCAACCACCCTTTCCAAATGCGAGTAAATGTTATGTATAACCTTGATGATGCAATTCAAGAATGCAGAGAAAAATTTGGTGAAGATAAGCCTTATTTTTCTGAAGCTGGAACACTTACTTTTGCTGGTTGCAAAGCCCTCTCTCGATTAAGAGATGAAAAGTTAGGAATTAAGGCTCCGCCAAATTTCCCTTTCCCAAGGGTTGAAGATCTATCTTAGCTACAAAAATCAATGAGGGATTGCTATGACGGAACAACTAAATACTCAGTCAAAAAGCGGTGAAGAAGATCAAGAAAAATCTCAAGATCGCTATGCCGTGGGCTGGCCATCTCGACGTATATCAGATTGCGTTCAGCACTTCCGAAGTAGGAAAATTTATCCATTTGCCAGTAATAATGACGTGAAGCAAGGTTAAATGCTTCTGGTGGTACAGAGTAAATTCAATCATTTTTACCCTCTGCTAGTTTATTTGTTGGGGAACAGTATTCTAGCAGAATTTTTAACCAAAGCTCAGTCTCACGACTGGGCTTTTTTATTGCCTCGAAACGGGGTGGAGTATGAAGTTAATGAAAGATATGGGAACGCAGAGCTATATTTGGTCGGGATTTAGCACTTGGCTGGCGTGGCTCGGCGAACAGCAGAATTTAATGTTACTTAGTCTTGCTATCGGTATTGTTACTGCCATTGCAGGGCTTATTCAGCGATTTGATGAATGGCGTAGGCGTAAGCGTGAAGATGAGCGAGCGGAAGAGCTTCATCAAGCGAAAATGGCAAGATTGAGAAAGGGGTTAAGTGATGAGTAAAAGCCTTAAATATGGCAGTGGTATCGTTTGTGGTATCGCTGCCATTATTACATTAGTCCAATATCAACATCCCGAAATCCGCACTAACCAAGCTGGATTAGAGATTATCGGTAATGCTGAGGGTTGCAGACGTGATCCGTATAAATGCCCTGCCGATGTAATCACGGTTGGCATTGGCTCAACGGAGTTTGGCGGTGAAAAGATTGACCCAAATCGTATTTATTCTGACAAAGAAATTGCTGAGCGTTGGGCAAAAGATTTGAAGATTGCGGAGAGTTGTGTCAATCGTCATTTTAATGGTAAAGACATGAACGATAATCAATTTTCGGGAATGACGTCCGCTGTATTTAATATGGGTTGTTATAACATGAGATTTTATCGGAATAAACAAGGTCAATATGTGCAGACTACCATCCATAAACTCGCAGTGAATAAACAATTTGAGGAGATGTGTCATCGACTACCTGACTTTATTCGTGCCAGTGGTAAGGTATTGAACGGATTGGTTATCCGCCGTGAAAAGGAGAAAGCATTATGCTTAACTGGATTAGTGGCACGATAGCCATTGTGATTTTGGGCTTGTGTGTATGGTTATGGGGTCAGTCACAGATGATAGATAGCTTAAGAGCTGAGAACCGCGCACAAGCCCAAACCATTGAGCAGCAGCAAAAAGCCAATCAACGGCTAACCGATAGCTTAGAGCAAGAGCGACAAGCGGTCGAAAAAATCCAAAAAATTGCAAATGAGCTGCGGAATAAAGTGGAGATGGCCAAGAATGAAATTACATCAATACTGGCACAAGACAGTTGTGCTAAAGCTGATTTGCCTAATGGCGTTGCTGATAGCATTAAGCGGCTGCACCAGCAGAACAATCACAAGCACTGAGTATTTGTATCCGCCGGCAGCTTACCTTGTGCCGTGTGGGCGAACAGAATTTAGCGGTAGAACCTATGGCGATACGGTTGAGTATCTCGTCAAAGTGATGGGAGAGCGTGATTTGTGTGCTAATCAAATTGACCGTATCAGAGAATGGCAAGCACAAACCAAACAAGGGTTTAAATAGCTAATTATCTAATTAACCGCTATTGAAAATGGGAGCGTAACAGCTCCCTTTTTGTTTTGATGGAAAGTAAATATTACATAATTTAGCTATGGTTTCGGGGTTGGTTGGATAAAACACCGAGGAAATACCTAAGTGATGTGATTTATATAAAACAAAACCCCGAACATTTGCGGTGTTCGAGGTTTTTTTATTACCCATTGAAACGGAATGAGTAACAAGTTATGGAAATTATTACATTTTTAACCGTAACCATCAAGGAGATTCTTATGGAATATGGTTTATGGCAAATAAGCCTAGCAGTAACAGTCCCTATTTTGGCGTTCGTGTCGCCAAAGCTGATTAATGCTATTGCTAATCTATTAAATGCAATGAAGTAAAGGAATTTAACCCAATGACTAAAAAAGGCGAGGTTAAAGCCACGTCTAAAGGCGTGGGTAAATTAACCGATAAACAGAAACGATTTGTAGAAGAGTATCTGATTGACTTGAATGCGACTCAAGCTGCGATTAGAGCTGGGTACAGCGAAAAAACAGCATACTCAATCGGAGAAGAGAACCTGAGAAAACCTGAAATCAGAAGTGCAATTCAGGAGGCTCAAAATAAACGCTCGGAGAGAACCCAAATTACACAAGATGATGTGCTAAATGGGTTGCTTGAAGTGATTGCAATGAGTACTGGTAAAAAAATTGTGACAGAAACTGATGTTGCAAAAAATGACAATGGTGAGTTGGTCGGTTTTGATATTGCAAAAACAAAATTCGAACCTGCCGCCGCAAATAAAGCTCTTGAGTTACTCGGTAAACATTTAGGAATGTTTAAAGACAAGGTTGATTTAATTAATTCTGATGGTTCACTGAATCGACCGATGGTGATTGAATTAATTGCTCCGAGTTTAGACGATGAAAGCACAGATTGAACTACCACCTAAACTGTTGCCTGTTTTTGCCAAAGATTATCGTTACAAAGGTGCTTATGGTGGGCGAGGTTCAGGCAAGACTCGGGCATTTGCCAAAATGTCGGCAGTGTCTGCTTATAAAAGAGCAATGCAAGGGGAAAGTGGCGTTATTCTTTGCGGTCGTGAGTTTATGAACTCATTGGAAGAAAGCTCTCTTGAAGAAGTTAAACAGGCGATCAAGTCTGAGCCTTTTTTAGCAAATTTTTTTGATGTCGGCGAGAAGTATGTTCGCACTAAAGATGGGCGGATTTCTTATGTGTTTTCCGGACTTCGGCATAACTTAGATAGCATCAAATCTAAAGCCCGTATTTTGATTGCGTGGATAGATGAAGCAGAAACAGTAAGCGAAACTGCTTGGCGGAAATTAATTCCAACCGTGCGTGAGAATAATTCCGAAATATGGGTAACTTGGAACCCGGAAAATAGAGGGAGCGCAACAGATACTCGCTTCAGGCAAAATCCACCTGAAAACAGCTGCATAATTGAAATGAGCTACCAAGATAATCCTTGGTTTCCTGATGTGCTCGAGCAAGAGCGGCTAAATGACAAACAGCGGCTTGATGATGCGACTTATCGCTGGATTTGGGAAGGTGCTTATTTGGAAGCGAGCGAAGCGCAAATCTTTCGCGGTAAATATCAAGAAATGGAATTTGTGCCGAACCCTGATTTTGATGGCCCATATTACGGCTTAGATTTTGGTTTCGCGCAAGATCCGACGGCGGCGGTCAAATGCTGGGTATTTAATGGCGATCTGTACATCGAGTTTGAAGCAGGCAAAGTGGGCTTAGAACTTGACGACACCGCAGACTTTATTGCCAAAGGCGTGCCACAAATTGCCGATCACGTTGTGCGTGCAGATTCGGCGCGTCCTGAGTCAATTAGTTACCTCAAACGTCACGGCTTACCGCGCATTATCGGTGTGGAGAAGTGGAAAGGCTCGGTGGAAGACGGCATTGAGCATATTAAGTCCTACGGCAAAGTCTTTATTCACCCACGCTGTCAGCAAACGCTCAACGAATTTCGCCTTTATTCGTACAAAACCGACCGCTTATCGGGCGATGTATTGCCTGTCGTGATTGATGCCCATAACCACTTTATTGATGCGCTACGCTACGCATTAACGCCGTTGATGCAAGTTAAAAGTGCCAAAGGAGTTTTACTATGAGCCTAGAGCAAGACAGACTGGCTTTTTTAGCCGAAGCCCTAGGGCTTGGCAATATCAAACGAAGAACGTTATGGAAGGAGTTTGGCTACCCTAATACCTTAACATTCAACCATTTCTTAAAAGCCTATAAGCGCAATAGTATCGCTTTTGCAGCGATTAACCGCTTACTTGACGGTTGTTGGGTTGACTGCCCCGTAATCGTTGAGGGTGAGCAAAAGAACGAATCAAAGCAGACAACCGAATGGGAGTCCAAAGTTGAACGTTTTATGAAACGCTACTGGTCGGCAATCAAAGAGGCAGATAGACGAAACCTTGTCGGTAACTATTCGGCGTTATTACTTCAAGTAAGAGATGGTCAACAATGGGATCAGCCTATTTTGCAAGGCGCGCTATCTAGCATTGGAGAGTTCGGACTGGTTAAACTGATCCCCGTGTGGCAGTCACAGCTTTCAGTGACAGAGTTTCAAGAGGATGTGACCGCCGATAATTACGGCGAACCGCTGATGTATCAATTCAGCGAATCTGCCTTTGGCAAAAAAAGCGTGTCACGAAATATCAAGGTTCACGCAAGTCGTGTAATTTTGCTCAATGAGGGTGGCGACTTTAATTCCCCTCATTCTGGAGTTCCTCTGCTTGAGGCGGGTTACAACAAGCTAGTTGATCTCGAAAAAACATCGGGCGGCAGCGCCGAAGGTTTTCTGAAAAACGCAAGCCGACAATTAGGGATCAAATTAACAAAAGATGTTGATTTGAGACAGCTCGAAGACAGCGCAAAAGCCCTTGGGTTTTCTTCATTTTCTGATGCGTTGAACGACAAGATCAAGAAAATCAACTCAGGAACAGACTCAGCCTTGATTACTCACGAAGGTGATGCCTCTGTGTTGTCAGTCGCACCAGCAGATCCGAAGCCAACGTGGGAAATTTCTGCAAATGAGTTTGCCGCCTCAGTACAAATCCCTTTCACGATTTTGTTCGGACAGCAAACAGGGCGATTGGCAAGTGACGAGGACAAAACCGACTGGGCAAACCGTTGCAACGGTCGTCGAAATGGTTTTCTCACCGATGTGATAACACAACTACTTAATCGCTTGTGGTTCATCGGTGTGCTACCTATGCCAAAAAATAGCGATGTCACAGTGTCTTGGTCTGACTTACTTGCACCAAGCGAAAAAGAGAAAATCGCAAACGCACAGGCTTTGGCTTCAGTTGCAACTACATCGCAGTCTGCCTTTGGTTTTGCCGCGGTAACAGCGAACGAAATCCGCGAATCTTTAGGGTTTGAACCTCTGCCTGATAATCTGATTCCGCCAACAATTGACGACGAAAATGAAGATCAAGACGAAAATCAAGCCACTGCGGATTCCGACAAATAAAGCCGATCCGCTCAATATGGGAGTGTCGGTTGCCAAGCTATTTCGTCACATTGATGTCATTTACTCACAAATTAAGCGCTCCATTAAGCAACAAATCTTGCAAAAGATGTCACTGCGACTGCAAGCAAATAATTTTGAGTATTTTCCTTCGTATCTTACTGCGACTGAGTTGGCGGATTTGCTTGAAACCTTGCAAAAGATTATCGACAAAGAGATTTTGTCGAATGGTTCTCAAGGCGAAAATCTCTGGTTTGACTCCTATATCGACGAAGCAGCACTAAAAGGCACTCAGTCTGCGGTCACTGATTTAGGTCTGCAATCAGAGGCTTATCGCAGTCAGCGAAACTTATCATCAATCGTTTTCAGTCCTGCGTACTTCAACCGATTGGCGATTGCACACATGGCAAGTTATAGCGAGTGGCAAGGTTTAAGCGACGAGTTGCGAAAATCTTTGGCGGGGGTGATCACGGAGGCGGTTTTAAACGGCAAAAACGTGAAAGAAACTGCCCGTGAGATTCGGCAAAAACTTGATGTGTCATCAAAACGGGCGAAGCGAATAGCGCAATCAAGCCAGTTGGCGGCATATCGTCGGGCAGAATGGCAAGAGGCGGAAGAGGCAAAAGAAGAACTTGGGCTAAACACCAAGCTCTTACATTTTTCAGCGCTCAAAGCTACTACGCGATTAGCACACGCCCAACGCCACGGCAAATACTTCGATGTTGCAGAGGTGCGCGAATGGTATAGCCGAGACGGCAACCAATTCAACTGTTACTGCAAGCAGTCTGTGGTTGTGGTCAACGCCGACGGTAAAACAGATATTGAGCCTCTCCTTGTTGGGTTGGCTAAAGAACGTAAACAATGGGTAGGAGCATTAAAAAATGTCAAAAAATAACGTGAACATCGTCACCGTCATTAACAGCAAAAATATCAGCACAGAATCTATTGACGGAGATCAACACCTGATTATCCGCGGCGTTGTGCCGATTGTTGATGATGTTGTGATGAACGACGGACTTTATCCTGCGGATGAAATCAATAAAAGCTACAACAGCTTAGAGGGCAACTTTATGCCGCTTGGGCATCCAAAAATCGAAGGTAAATACGTTTCAGCCCAAGATGTTCGAGCGGTGAACAAACATCACGTCGGTGCGTGGGCGAAGAACGTACGCAAGGAAAGTGGCAAAGTGCTGGTCGATATGTATATCAACCGCCGCTTTGCGGAAGGTTCAGAACAGGGCAAAACCTTGCTTGAACGACTTGACGGAATGGTGACAAACACCAACGCTGAACCTATTCACGTTTCCACAGGGCTGATTCTAAACAAAGTCAAGCAATCGGGTAAATCCAAAGGCAAGAAATATAGCTGGATTGCGACAAATATGTCGTTCGATCATATTGCAATATTGCTTGATGTGCCGGGCGCGGCGACACCTGATGATGGCGTGGGGATTTTTGTAAACCAAGACGGAAGCGAAATGGGGGTGGAAAATGTAAACCTAACACAAGCGGCGGATTACCGCACAGAAAAGCTGTTTGACAAAGTACGATTTTACCTGATGGCGAACTCAGATTTATCGTTTGAAGAAATTCATCGCGCGCTGCGTGAAGCTATTCGCCCCGAAGGCAAAGATAAGTGGTCATTTTGGGTCGAAGCTGTTTACCCGAAATACTTCATCTATTCGGACGATAACAGCGGCAAGAAATACAAGCGGAGCTATTTTATTGACGAAAATGACAATGTGCAGCTCACTAGCGAACCTGTCGAAGTTGTCAAGAAGATTGGCTACGAAGAAATTACAACCAATGAGGAACATAATCCAATGAAAACCAAAATCTTAGCCGTGTTGAATGCGGCAAACGTGAAAACGGAAGGCTTAAATGACGATCAGCTCTTGGAAGCCTACAACAAGCTGCAAGCGGATAAGGGTAAAGAGCCTGAAAAGCCTAAAAATGAAGATGACAGCGAAATTGATGAGAAAATCAAGAAAGCAGTCAATGCCGCGATTGAGCCACTCCAGCAAGCCTTGCAAGCTAATACTGACAAAGAGCAAGCAGCAATGCGTGCGGCGGTGAAAGCCAAGTTCAATATGAGCGATGCCGCAGTCAATGCTTTGCAAGGCGAGGTATTAACTGAGTTGTATGCGCAAACGCAACAATCGGTCGGATTAAACAATAATTCGGCAAACGGCAACGGCGACAATCAATGGGATGGTTACTCACTCAACCAAGAGGAGAAAGGCAATGAGTAATGTAATTTATCGCGGTTCGGTCAAGCGTGAACCTCAAACGGTGAATATCGTGATCAACGATACTTCGGCACCGGGTGCAGTAGTTAAACTCCACAACGGCAAATTAGAGGCGGCGGCTGATTTAAAAGGTCGCCGTTTTTTATTGGGCAACAACCGCTTTAAGGGGCAGACAATCGAACAAGCGTATGCGAAGGGCGATACTGCAACGGCGTTTCGTTTAGAGCCTGAACAGGAGTATTACGCGCAAATTGCCGACGGCACTTATAACTTTGGCGATGAACTCACGGTAAAACAAGCGGGCGGCAAACTGACCAAAGCGGAGACGGGCGATGTAGTGCTATTTTTCTTCGACGAAGAATCGCAGCGTGTAATCAGTGGCGGCAAAGGCTATGCCGATGTCGTGGTGGCAAACGCCTACACTAAATAAGAGGTAACAAAGCAATGTTGAAATTCACAAAAGAACAAGAACGCTTCGTGATTAACGAGCGGATCAATTACGACAAAAAACACGCGCTAATGGCAGCAAATTCGGCGGGGTTATTGGGCAACGCGATGACTTTGCCGAAAGATGTCTGGGCGGAATGGGATCGTGATGCAGTGCAAATTCAGCGCGAAGAATTGGTGGTGTTTAACGATTTAGCGGGCATTTCAAAATCAATGCCGATTGGCAAACTTATTCACCATTTCCAAACGGTATCTGATAGCGGTTCGGTTAATATCTCATTAGACGGTCGTTCATCAGCGAAAACCGATAACGTGGTGCTTAACTACCACGGTACACCGTTGCCGATTATTGATTCCACTTTCTCTTTTGGCTGGCGCGATATGTCGGCAGCTCAAAGCGAAGGGTATCAGATCGACGGTGCAGCACGCGCGAACAGTCTCCGCAAGGTGGCTGAAAAAATGGAAGATCTCGCTTTAAATGGTGATTCCTCTATTGTGGTTGGCAATGCCAAGCTTTACGGCTTGCGTACTGCGCCAAATCGTATGACTAACACACACAATCTGGATTTAGCCACTGCGACACCGAAAGAAATTTACGATGTGTTCCGTGACTTGATTAGCAAATTCCACGCGAAGAACTACTACTCTCCTGTAACGCTTTATGTGAACTATGGCGACTATTTCGCAATGAGTACACGTGATTACTCCGAGCAGAAATCCGAAGGATCTATCTTGAACAAAGTGATGACGATTCCGCAAATTGCGAAAATCGTGCCAGCAAGCCGTGTACCGCAAAATGAAATTCTCGGCTTGTGCAAGCGTTCGGATGTGTACCAAGTGCTTAACGGTATGCCGTTAGTGACTCGTCCGATTGCGCGCCATAATGAAACCGATGATTACTCGTTCCAAATTATGGCAGCCGTTGCCGTGGAGTTCAAATTCGACGATAAAGGCAATGCTGGCTATATCCAGTACACTAAATCCTAAGGCGGTGCAAAATGAAGTGGCTATTAACACACGATAGCCACGAGTTGAAGAAAGGCGATGTTTACGAAGGCGAAACATTACCGCTTTGGCTTGTGGGCAAAGCTATCGAAATCGAAGAAAAATCCTTTGAAGTTGCAACGCCTTCTGATCACGCTGACGGCGAAACTGGCGAAACTGGCGAAACTGGCGAAACTGGCGAAACTGGCGAAACTGGCGAAACTGGCGAAACTGGCGAAACTGGTCAGAAAGGCAAAAAAGATAAAGGCAAATAACTATGGCAGCAGAAATAGAGCTATCCGAAGCGCGAACAACGCTTGACGAACTGGGTTTCACTTCGCCGAACTCTCTGCTTGAGCTTTACGTTCAGCAAACGAACACCTTAGACCAGGCGTTGAACAAATCGGGGTACAGCGAAGAAACACAGAAACTGATCAAGCTCTATCTGGTTGCTATTCTTGCAATTTCATCTGGGGCGCGCCGTATAAAGTCAGAAGGTGCGCCTAGCGGTGCAAGCCGAACGTTTGAGTATGATCCAAACGCGCTAGACAACCTTAAGTCGGCGATTCGCTCAATTGATCCGAAAGGTTGCGCTGAAAGTTTGCTACCCAAAGATAAAGTTGTCGGCTTTTTCGATGTGGTCGGAGGCTGCTAATGTCAAATTTATCGAATTGGTCCTACACCGCAAAAGCCACGCTTTGGCAGGCTAAAGGAAAGAACGATGACGGCGTTTTAGTTTTTTCTACGCCACAAATCATTTCCTGTGACTACGGTGCAGATAGAAAGCGCGCACGTTTTGAGATTGGGCGTGAACAAGCGGTCAAAAATGTGATCTGGACGGAGTTCGCCCACGCCAAATTAGGCGATTATGTTCTGATTGGCGAAAGCGAGCAAGCCGATCCGATTTTGGCTGGCGCAGAGGAAATTATTCATATACAGCGCTTTGCTGATACGTTCGACCGCAATCGTGATGATTTTGCGCTGATAACAGGCGGGTAAAATGGGGATCAAAGTAAAAGGCATAAGACAGGTCAAGCAGCGGCTGAATCAGGTTGTTGGCGAGGTTCAGAGCCAAAAAGCAACTCGGGCAATGTTTCGCATTTTGAATGCGGTTGCCCCTCTTGCGGCGCACTATACGCCTGTTGATACCTCAACGTTGATCAACAGTCAATTCACTGAAATGGAAGTGAACGGCACACGCTTGATTGGAAGAGTGGGTTATTCTGCTAATTATGCGGCTTACGTTCACGATCCTAATATCAAGCAAAACTTCCGCAAGCCTTCAGCGAAGAAAGAGTTTTTGACTTCCGCGCTGAACGAATCAAAGGCTACGATCAAATCCATTGTTAAAGAGGAGTTGTCACTATGATTTCTTATGTCAAAGCCTTCAAACAATGGTTAGAGGCTCACTCTCTTGCAGACGGCTATGTTGTGCAGCTTTACCAGTGGGAGGATACGCAAAAAGCCAAGCCTGTTATTGTTATTCAGCCAAATAGTGGTTCGCCGCAAGTTTCTGACCTGAGCAGCGAACACTATCTGCTAATTAGCCTTGTTGCAGGTAAAAATTCAGGTTACACAATCGAAGAGCGAGCAAGGGCGATTATGTCAAAGATTTTAGTTGAGCCTTTCGCTTCCTTTGGTTACATCGAATCAATGGGCGGATTACCCGCCCCAATTTTCACCGAAGATAATCGAATGATTTTTCGCTTACCACTTCGGATTATTTCAACAAATCAAGAGGAGTAGTTTATGGGTTCTCCATCTCCACAAAATAACGCAGAAAATCTCGTGGTGGGGCGTGCCGTAGTTTTAGAGTACGGTACGACTGATGCAAAGCCACAAGAAAGCGAATGGAAGGTTGCGGGCGCAATGACGACAAAGAGTTGGGATTTTAGCCCAAATTCGGTTACATCAGAGGCTGATGATGCTGGCGGCTTCCCTGAAACCTTAATTACAAACTCAGACTTTAGTATTTCTGGTGACGGTGAGTGGCGCAAACGACCAAAATCGAAAGAACTAGGCATCAAAGATCTAGTTGTGTTATACGCAAATGCGGTAAAAAATCGCACCCAACCTTACATTTGGGTTCGTTTGAAATACGCAGGCTTAACAATTCTCGGAAAAATGGTTATCACTGCATTAAGTAGCGAAGCCCCAACCAATGACTTAGTGAAATTCTCTATAGAGTTCAAGGTTGGCGATTCAAGCACTATCGAAATTGCTGCAGCGTAAAAAATCCCACCCTCTATAACAAGAGCGGTGGGATTATCATTATCCTAGGGATAGTTGTAGGGGCTTTCCTAAGCTAGCCAAAATACGACCAATAGTGTCGATTTTTGTAATATGGCGAGGGGCTAAAATTCGCTGTACTTCTGGCGGACGGATATTAGTTAATCGGGCAATTTCTGCCTTGCTTACCGCTTGTTCTTGCATTGTATTATGCAAAAGCACTTTTGCGTAGATGCTCTCTGGCATAAACACAGGCACTTCGTCGGTATTTACTGGGCGAGTGAGCGGAAAGCGTCTATCTTCATCGAAATAAATTTCAACACAAGATAGTAGCACGTCTTCTGCCATTTCCATTGCTTCTTCAAATGTATCGCCTTGGGTGATAGCTTCTGGCAAATCAGGAAATGTCACTACAAAGCCCCCTTCTTCAGCGGGGGTAAATAACGCTGGATAAAACATATTTTCTCCTTATTCAAGGGTGTAGTGAAAGCCCCTTAACATCAGGGGCTTTATATTATTTTAAGCCTAGTTGCTTTTTAACCCCTTCCACTAAGCCTGTTTTTAACTCTTGGCTTGGGTGTTTGGGGAGGTGGCTTCTTTTGCCCTTGTAGTAGAGTTTCAAATGCTTTGATCCATTTTCAACCTCTACCCCATTAGCCTTTAGCCACCTTAGGAATTCGCTTTGCTTCACTACCTCCTCCTATTTGTTTAACTTGGGTTCATTATATGCAAAAATGCTAACTTTGTCAACAGAAAGTTAGCAAAAATGCTAATTTTTTTGTTGAGGTGAAAATGGTTAGCTATCCAATTACTGAAATTGGTGAAATGCTTATTGCAACCGATGGGCGAGACTTTTTATTCAGACCGAGTTTCAAAAATATCTACAAAATTGGAAGCCCACAAGAAATTGTAAAAATCTATGCACTATTGCACGGCTGTGAGATTCGAGAGATATTGCCGCACATTTTAACCAAATCGGAGTCTCATCAATCTTACTTTTGGTCAGTGCTGAATTCGCCTGTTTTTGGCAGAAAAATTCTGCAAAACGCAATGATCGTGATGTCGTGCTGTTGCGATGATGATATTTCCCTGTTGATTGGCGAGTGGTTGCCGTCAAAGTCTGGCGTTAGGTACAAGTTGGGTAAAATGCCACCTGAGACAATTATCAATTTTGCAAAAAATTTAATGGGTCACGGAGTGATTGGTTGCTGCGAATTGCCAAAGAAAGAACAATCTGCAAAAAATGAATTTTCAGAAAGTTTTGATGCTGTTGAGTACATAAGTTTAGCCCGAACTCATTTCAATATGAGCCGCGAAGACGCTGAAAATCTCACGATGACCGAATTGCAGCAACTTCTAAAAAGTCAAATGCCTGCCGAAAATAATAGCTATGGACAGTTCACCGAAGAAGAGTACGACAGAATTATGGCGGAATATGAGAAAAGAAGAGCGGCTTAAATAGCCGCTAACATTTAAAAGAACCTACCTGATAGAACGGGAGTGAAATCCTTGTAATGTGCTGAATAAAAAAGCTCTCTTATGTCATTGAGTAGCTCAAATTCATCTTTGGATCTTGCGTTGCAGATTGCCACATAGTCATCTACGCAGGATAAAATACGTTCAATACTGACTTCTTTTATCCAGCATACTTCTTGGTTTTCATTCAGCCAGTTGGCAAAGTCTTGTTTAGTGCAGTCTTTTTTCATAAGTTCTCCTTTTTGATTATTTGCAAAAAAAATCATATCAAATCATCCGTTGTTATCTATTGGCGAAAATAATTTTTGCGACACAGATCGCAAAAATAGGTTTTGACGGTGGAAAAACGAATCTTAATTCGTAGAATGGTAAAATTTCTTTATTTTTAAGGTATTTTTATGAAAAAAATGATTGTTTTTGTAGCTTCTGTTTTGTCATCTTTTGTTATTGCATCGGATTGGGAAATAATAGAAGCGGCTCAAAATAAGGTGAAAGCAGAGCTTATAAGAAAATCAGAAAAAAAAGCAGAGTTATGTTTAAATGTTGCTCAGGCTGTCTTAATTACTAATCAAAAAGTACAAAAAGATACTTTCTCAATGTGTGGTGAATTTTCGACAGAGATTGTCTTTTCTGACTCTAAAGCATATAGCCTTGCAGTATGTGGAAAGGTTAAAGGTAAAGATATTATCGGAAATCCGATAGAGAGCGACTATATATACCAAAGAGCAACTAAGGATTTTTACTTTAATTATAATGGCAAAAAATCAGCTTATTATGATCCTCAATCTGATCTTGCAAGGCTTCAAGAGGTCTCAGACTCTATGTTTAATGCTATGCAAAATAGATATTGTAAGTGATGCTTGCATTGGTTTTTAAATATTTAACTCAAATAATTTATGTGTTTTTAGTTTAATAGGGCGATTTATGGATGTAAAGGTAATTAACGTCTTACTAATTATTCTTTTTTCAGCAATTGTAATAGGTTTATTCCTTTTTCAAGAATCAAGATTAAGAGATCCAAACAACCATTCAGTGATATATTTAGAGCAGATTCAAGAAATGTGCAGCTTAGATAAAATAGGCTCATACCAGATTGATTTTGTACGACAAAGTGGGAATGAGTACAAAGAGAGTATTCTTGTTAATGATTTTGAGTTAGCAATAAAAACCGTATTATCCACGTTAAGAAGGGCAAAAATAGATAGTGTGCCAGTAATATCTAACACACTTATTTATTATCCACCGAGCTTTCTACAACGCAAGAGGTAGTCAAGAAGGAAAGAAATTAGGATCGATAAGGATTGCAAAAATTTAATGTAACAAAAATATAGATTAAATTGTATTTAACCAATCTATTGCTAGATAAATTGTAAAAAAATCACAGAAATAACCGCTTGTGCTATGTCACAAGCGGTTTTTTATTTAAATAATTTTAAGGAATTGTTTATGACGGTCGAAGTTGGCGGAGTTGTAATTACCGCAGATCTAGAATTTGAAAATCTGCTAAGAGATACTCAAAAAGTTGATAAAGCGATGGATGACATCGGAAAATCAACATTAAAAGCAGAAAAAGGGCTGAAAGGGCTAGAAACGCAGGCAACCAAAACGGCGATAGCAGTAAATCAAGCCACAAACAAAATGAAAAATATCCGTGGAGTAGCAGGTCAACTTGGTTATCAAATTCAAGACATCTCAATAATGCTTCAAATGGGTTCTAACGCTTCAACCGTTATTGCTCAGCAAGGGTCGCAAATCTTAAGTATTTTCGGTCCAATGGGAGCTGTTGCAGGGGCGATCTTAGCTATTAGTGGTGCTATTGGTGGGGCGTTACTCCCTAGTTTGTTTGATTCAACTGATGCAACTGAGCTTTTGGCAGCAGCTCAAAAAAATCTCAGCGAAGTAGTTACTCAAACGGAAAGTGGTGTTTCCGCCCTTTCTGCGAAAATCATTAAATTAGCAAAAGTAAGCGAAGATGCAGCAAAAGCAAAAATTGCAGTAGCTATGAGTGATGCAAAAATAGCTATTAAGGCAGCAGGGGATTCATCACAAAAGGCATTTGAGCAATTTGACGGCTTTTTTGGATCGTTTACAAATTCAAGTCAAAGTATTCGGAACGCAATTGACGAATTAAAACGCTATGAATCAAAAGGTAAAGATGTTGGTGCCGTAATAAAAGAACTTGGAGGCACATATGGTGGTGCAATTGCCGAAGTTAATGCGCTGGATTCTGTGACAAGCGAAATGTCTAAAACGCTTGGTATTACTCAATCTGAGGCTCTTGGTTTGATAAAACTGTTGGCTCAATTAGAGCAAGACAAAAGCCCTGATAATATTAAATTACTCGCGATAGCTTTATCTGACTTAAGCGATAAAAATGGGTGGGCGAACGAAGAGCTAAATAAGCTAACCAGAACGATAAACGATAATTCAGTATCTGCTTTAGATGCCGAAACATCAGTAAGACTCTTAGAGTCTGCTATAAAAGACTTGCAAAATGCAATCCAAAACTCCCAAGGTGCATTGGATGGCAATGTAGCAAAAATGAATCAACTTGCAGATGCGGCAGAAAGAAAAGCTGCAACGATAGGCAAGACTGAGCGTGAAACTGCTAAATATGCAGCTACGCTATTAGCTACAACCGATGAAGCTAAAAAAAATCTTGATTCCACATTAAGTAGGATTGACGCATCATACGATCAAATCGAAGCCTATCAAGCCGAACAAAAAGCCTTACAAGATAAAAAGACCGCAGATGCAAAAGCTGCCAGAGAAGCTGAAGCGGCTGCAAAAAAATCCGCTCAAGCCAAGAAGCAAGTTGTCGAACAGTTGCGACAAATGGCTACACAGTACGAGATTGCTGTTTTGAGGCAAAAGGGAATGCATCTCGAAGCCGTAAAATTAGAAGCTGGTATGCGTTTAGGAGCTGCGGCAACAAAAGAGCAACGAGAAGAAGCTGAAAAACTAGCACAAAGTATTTATGGAGCAACCGCAGCAAGTCAGAACTTTAACGCTATACAAGCCCAAGCATCTCCTGTTACTGCATTAGACCAACGACATCAACAACAGCTAGCTCAGATCGAAGAATATAAAATCTTGTATCCACAAAAAATAATGGAAGCAGAAGCTGCGAGAGCTGCAATCGAAGAACAATACCGCCAGCAACGAATGGAAGCTCAATGGGAGGAGTGGAAGCAAGCGAGCGACGGGGCGAGAATGTTTGGTGATGCGGTTGATGCTGTTGGTTCAAGTGCAACAAGCACAATTACGGGGCTACTAAATGGCACAATGTCCGTGCGTGATGCTTTCGCATCAATTGCAAATACGATCTTAAATAGTGTAGTACAAAGCCTTGTCGAAATGGGTATGGCTCAAGTTAAGCAAATGATTATGGGGCAAACTGCTGCCAAGGCTTCTATGGCGGCGCAAATGGTGCAAGCTAAAGCGTTAGCTGCTTCATTTGCACCCGCGGCCTCTATGGTTTCTCTTGCCACACAGGGGGCGAATGCTATTCCCGCTCAAGCTGCGATCACGTCAACTATGAGTATGGCTCAAGTCGCCGCGGTGACAGGTCGTAAACTTGGCGGCCCTGTATCAGCTAGACAGATGTATCGTGTCGGCGAGAACAATCAGCCCGAAATCTTCAAAGCGAGCAATGGGATGCAATATATGATCCCCGGTCAAAGCGGTCGTGTATTCAGCAACAAGCAGTCGCAAGGTCAAGGTGGAGGCGAAAGCAAAACAGTAGCTGTCATCGTAAATCAAACCAATCACTTTAGCAGCGATGAAGCCAGTGCAAATCAAGCGGCTGTTGCAAAAGCATTGAGCAATCAAATCAAGGCTTCCGTGAGATTGGAATTGCAGTCACAAATGCGAGCTGGTGGAGTTCTAGCGAGGTAATCAATGCAAACATTTAATTTCAAGGTTGAGCAAGACTACACTGTTCAAAATGAGCCCAGTGTCGTCATACTAAAATTTGCCGATGGTTACGAGCAAACCGCTCCCAAAGGGTTAAACCACAATCTGAAAAAATACCAAGGCATTACCGTAAAAGCGAACAAAGCAGAAGCGGTGAAGATTCAGCAATTTCTCAATGCTCACGGTGGGTATAAGAAATTCAACTGGCGCGATAGAACAAGCGATGAGACGGTAACGGTTCGTTGCAGAAGCTGGAGCTCCACTAAATTAGGTGCAGTCATTGAGTTTACACTTAATTTCGATGAGGTGATTTAATGCCAAAAGCCCCCCCCAAAAAAATGGCATCAGAGTTGATAAAACTCGAACAAGATGCCCTGATTGAGCTGTGGGAGATAGATCTCACTCACATCTACTCTAGCTCAAACCCAAATCAGCGCGGAGAGATATTCCGCTTTCACAATGGCGTGAGCCAAACACAACAGAACATCTGGTGGCAAGGCAATGAATACCAAGCATACCCGATTGCCGCCGATGGTTTTGAGATTTCGGGTCAAGGACCGTCAAATCGTCCAACACTCACTGTCTCTAACCTGTACGGTGTTGTCACGGTATTAGTAGAAGATTTCGGGCAACCCGTAGAGGCGAAAGTCAGCAGTGAAGAGACTGTAGATGGCAATATCCAAATGACGGTGGAACTGCTGAAAAAAATGGATCAAATCGCCGATCAACGCTACCGTAGAAATCAGTTAAATGATTTAAGAACAGGTGGAACATTATCTAAATAGGTGAAGTATGCCAATTAGTATTTCTAACCAAATGAAACTAGATCTTGCCAAACTTGAGCAAAATGCAATGCTGGACTTGTACGAGGTTGATTTGCGTAAATTGCAAGACAAAAACGGCAATGCTGGTAGTGTTTACCGCTTTTATTCTGGGCTAAATGAACTCAAAACAAGTATTGTCTGGCAAGGTCGAACTTACGACCCTTACCCCATCGAGGCAACAGGATTTGAGCGTAACAGCAGCGGCCCAAGCAATCGCCCTACTCTTACGCTATCAAATCTGTTTGGCTTAGTTACGGGTATTGCTAATCAGTTTGACGAATGTATCGGTGCGATTGTTCGCCGTCATCAGGTTTACGCCCAATATTTAGATGCAGTAAACTTTGCTGGAGGTAATGCCAAAGCCGATCCTAATCAGGAAATCATCAGCCATTTTGTGATTGAGCAACTTTCAAGCCTCACACGAGAGACTGCTACTTTTACGCTTGCGTTGCCGATTGAAACCGATAATGCCAAAATCCCCAGCAGAATTATTATGGCGGACACCTGCACTTGGATTTACCGCTCGGCGGAATGTGGCTACACCGGCAAGCAGTATTTTGATGAAAAAGACAAGGCAACATCAGACCCAAAAGCCGATAAATGCAGCCATTGCCTGAACGGTTGTGAATTGCGAGGCAATCAGCGTAATTTTGGTGGATTTGTATCGGTGAATAAATTGGGGTAATGAATGGAATTGGAACAACAAATAATCGACTACGCCCTCCAACACGAACCGCACGAAATGTGCGGCTTTGTTGTTTTTGACGGCAATAAAAATCGATTTATCCCTTGCGAAAACCAAGCGGAAGACAAAGCCAATTACTTTGAAATCTCCGATCTTGATTACATCAAAGCAGAAGAAAAAGGCGAACTGGTAGCGGTGGTACATTCACATCCCGAGCCAAACGGCAAGCCTATATTATCTGTGCTTGATCGCAAAATGCAGGTACAGACCGGTTTAGATTGGTGGCTAGTGCATAATCGGCAAATCCATAAATTCCGCAATGTACCACATTTAATCGGGCGTGAGTTTAAACACGGCACAATGGATTGTTACACGCTCTACCGTGATGCCTATATGCTTGCCGGTTACGAGATGACGAGTTCGAGCGACAAGATGACTGGTGGCATACCGGGCAAAATCTCTATTTGGATAATATTCAAGGGCAAGGCTTTGAGCGAGTGGAAACCCCACAAATCGGCGATGTGATTTTAATGCAAGTAGGTGCTGATGTGCCGAACCACGCTGCCATTTACATTGGCGATCAGATGGTAGTCCATCATAGCCCCAACCGTTTATCTAAACGTGATTTATACGACGGCTACTGGTTACGTCATACCCACAGCATTTGGCGGCATAAACTGGCGGATAAGTTAGATTTTGACGGCATATTGAATGATATTGCTGTAAATAACTAACAAAAAATGACCGCTTGTAACAAAAACAAACCCCGAAGCGTTTGCAGCACTTCGGGGTTTTTCATATCCACTTACCTAACTAAGAGGACATAAATTAAATGAATGATAAACGATTTACATTCAAATTTCTAGGAGTTCTTATGGAAGCAATAAATATTACCCCAAAAGAAATCAGAAAAACAATGTGGACAGCCGCAATAATTCTCTTTTTGTTTGCGTTCATCTGGAAAGCCCCTGAATTTATCACTGCTATTCGTTGGTGGTAACTATGATTACAGTTAAATTTTACGGACACCTTAAAACATTCGGCACAGATTTTAAAATTTTAGTTAAAGACATCGCTGAGGCAATTCGTGCTCTGTGTTCACAGCTTAAAGGATTGCGTGAAGCGTTGCGAGACGGTGTTTATAAAGTCCGTATCGGTAAGCAGTATTTAGACCCATCAGCCCTTGAAAAAGGGCTTTTTTATTGCCTGAAGAAAGGGCAAACCATTCATTTTACCCCTGTTGTCAAAGGAGCGAAAAGCGGTGGTATTTTTCAAGCGGTGTTAGGTGTGGCGTTAATTGGGGCTGCATTTGCGTTAGGTCCTATCGGCTTAGGATTGGTTGGCTCTGCTACAGCAATGACAGTTGGAGCAATGGGGGCATCAATGTTACTAGGAGGAGTTTCCCAAATGCTCACCAAAATGCCAAAAGCCCCCACAATGGGTAATGAAACAGAAAAAGAAAGCTCAACGGCTTTTTCAAATTTAAATAACTTGGTGGCTCAAGGCAAACCTGTGCCGTTGGCTTATGGTTTGATTCGTACCGGCTCGCTGGTGATATCGCAGGGAGTTGAGACGATCACCATTAAAGAAAACCAACCGGCAAGCAACAAGAAAACCGGCTTTAGAAAATAAGGGATAATTATGCGTATTTACGGAGCAAAAGGTGGTGGCGGCAGTAGCCATACCCCGATTGAAGCACCGGAAACCGGTCGCTCAAAACAGATTGTGAATATTGTGGAATTGCTGTGCGAGGGCGAAATTGAAGGCTTGGTTGATGGCTTTAAATCGATTTACCTAGACGGCACGCAGATCCAAAACGATGACGGCACCTATAATTTTAATAATGTGAGCGGTCAGCTAAATGTCGGTACGCAAGATCAAGATGTGTTGGACGGTTACGATAGCTCACAGAATGAAGTGAATGTGGGTGTTGAGATTAAGAAAAAGAATGGGGCTATTGTCCGCACCGTAACTGATGAACGAATTAACCGCTTGCGTTTAACGTTGGGAGTAAGGTCATTATTCCACCAAAATAATCAAGGCGATACCAATACCACCAATGTTGATTTAAAAATCACGATTGGCACACGGCAATATTCGCATAGCTTTAACGGCAAATACAGCTCGCAATACCTTGAATCTGTGGTGTTTGATAACCTGCCGCCTGTGCCATTTAATATCTCAGTTGAGCGTCTAACCGAGGATAGCAATTCGCAACGCTTACAAAACGGTACAATTTGGAGTAGTTACACCGAAATTATCGATACCGAGTTTACCTACCCTAATTCAGCGGTTGCCGGTATCAGTTTTGATTCGGAGTATTTTAATAATATCCCGACCCGAAACTACCTAATTAAAGCGAAAAAAGTCAAAGTGCCAAGCAATTATGATCCAGTTAAACGCACTTACACCGGCTTTTGGGACGGCACATTTAAAGTTGCGTGGACGAACAACCCTGCTTGGGAAATTTACGATTTAGCTCCGATTTTAAGCAAAATGCTTGGGGTTGAAATCAGTTTTGACAAATGGGCGTTGTATGATGTTTCTCGCTATTGCGATCAACTTGTGCCGGACGGTATGGGCGGACAAGAGCCTCGTTTTACCTGTAACGTATGGCTCACGGAAGTTAAAACTGCCTATGACTTGTTGAATGATTTCTGCTCGGTATTCCGTGCGATTCCGATTTGGACCGGAACAGAAGTATCGGTCATTATCGACCGTCCGCGTGATCCGGTTTGGACTTATACCAACGCTAATGTAGTCAGCGGTTTTGAACGCTCCTACTCTGCCCGCAAATCTCGCCATAATGCAGTGCAAGTTACTTATTCGGATAAAACAAATGGCTATGAAAGTGCGATTGAATATGTCTCTGACGATGAAGAAATCAAAAAGCACGGCTTAAATTTAAGTCAAATTACCGCCTTTGGTTGTACCTCTCGGGGGCAAGCACACCGTACCGGTAAATGGATTTTAGAAACCGAAAAACGAGAAAAGGAAACCATTACCTTTACCGTTGGACGTGAGGGCTTAATGCACTTGCCGGGCGATATTATCCGTGTAGCCGACAGCCATTATGCCGGTACGGAAATTGGCGGACGAGTGTTGGCGATTAATGGGCGAAAAGTTACCCTTGACCGTGAAATTAGCATTGATAACGCCAGTTATTTTACTTACATCAACGGTGAGGCGACACACTCAACCATCAAAATCCAATCGGTAAACGGCAAAGAAATTACGCTGGATAGTACACCAACCGGCTTAGAAACCTACGGTGTTTGGTCGTTATCGACTAAACAAATCAGCTCTGGATTATATCGCTCAATCTCGATTGTCGAAAATGCGGACGGCACAAACACTATCACAGCGTTACAACACGAACCGCAGAAAGAGGCAATTGTTGATAACTCCGCTCACTTTGTGGAAACGGCTAGAACACTCTACAAAGCTCCACAAATTAACGCAGTGGAAGTCTCGACCGGTTATGACGGTAAGCTCTACATTACCGGTGATATTAGCTCCGGTGATGGCAAGCTAACCTATGATATTAAAATTACCAAAGATGGCAATTTATATCAATACAAAAAAGGCTTAAGCGATCCGAACATTGAACTAAGTGATTTACCTAACGGCGATTATACCGTCATTATTTACGGCAAAAACGCCAAAGGGCAAATCGTCACCGAAAAAACACAAACCTTTACTATTGATCGACCTCCAGCTCCGACCGGTGTAGTAGTAACAGGTGGATTAGGGCAAATTACCCTCGAATGGGATTGGGTAAATGAGGTTACGCAAACCGAGATTTTCGCAGCCGAAACCGATAATTTCGCCCTTGCAAAAAAAATCGCAAAAGTGACCGCTAGAACCTACGCTCACACACTAAAAGGTAACAAGGTTGTACGCTATTATTGGCTAAGACATGCTAGAGGCATTAATGTCGGACCGTTTTATCAACAACAGGGGGTAAGAGGACAAACAGCGGTTGATTTGGATGCTCGATTAACCGAATTAAACACTCAGTTATCACGCAATATTGTTAATGAGGTTTTTGATGTTGCTGCACCGGCAAGAGGTTTAGAATTAGTGAAAACAGTCGCTAATTTGACCGACAAAGGTACTAAACTGGCGTCATCTCAAGTTTACAATCAGGCTGACGGCAAGCTCTATACTTGGAACGGTACAGCATACTCAGCTACAGTGGCTGCGGAAGATGTTACCGGCAAATTATCAAAATCTAAAATTGATACGTCCCTTATTTCGCAATTAACAGGTGCAGATAACACCGCAAATTTGGCAAGAAGATTAGCGGAAACAGCTCAAAGCAACATTAACCAAGAGATTACTAACCGACAAGATGCCGTTACTGCCGAAGCAAATAACCGTACTAAAGCCATTCAAGCCGAAAGTGCGAATTTAACGAAAAAAATTCAAGCTGAAGCAACCGCTCGTGGGGCTGCTGTTACACAGTTACAAAATGTTGATGCTCAACAAGCACAGTTGATTTCTGCTGTCACAGCAAAAGCTGATAATGCTCTTTCAGGCTTGGAAGAAGAAAAAACAGCACGAGCAAACGCCGATAAAGCGGAGTCTCAAGCACGTGAAGCATTAACAGCAAGAATGGGAGCAGCTGAAAGCAATATCGTAACTATTCAACGTACGGTAGCAAATAATGCCCAAAGCATTAGTGAAGTCAGTCAGAATTTAAATGCTAAGATTGATAATATTAATATCGGCGGTCGGAATTTATTAAGAGACAGCGAGTTCAATGCGTACAATAAATGGGGTAGCCCACAAATTGAATTTGCTGAAAATGCAAATCGCCGAACTATCAAAGTAACCTCAACAGGTACTAACGGTCCTGTTGGTATTGTTTCATCTAATCGCCATTCCACATCTTATTTCCAACAAGGAGAAACTTATACACTCTCATTATTTGCTCGAGGAAGTAAGGCACTAGACTATCTCTCTCTATCTAATGCGTCAAGATGGGAATAACGTTAGATTACCAGTGATTAACGTTGCCTCTGAAACTGAGTTTAATCATTACAAACTCACGTTCAAGGCTCCTTTTACCACGCAACAAGGTTATGTCTTAATCGGTTTTCGGCAAACCAGCACAGAGCAGTTTGTTGAGTTTCACAGCGTCAAACTTGAAAAAGGCAACGTAGCCACAGACTGGACACCAGCACCGGAGGATGTGGAGAGTGCGGTTAGTGCTGTTTCGGCTGATTTAACGAGTTATAAACAAACTCAAGCGGCTACCGATTCAGCACAAGCACAGCAACTTAATCAGTTATCTGTGAACTTGACCAAAGCAGAGACTAATTTCAACGCCAAAATCACGGAAGAAAAAAAGCTCGTGTTGATGCAGATAAAGTGAATGCAGATAAACTCACAGACATAACAAGCCGTGTTGCAAATGCGGAATCAACTATTACCAATTTCCAATCAACCAAAGCGAATAAAAGTGAGGTGGCAAGTATTGCCCAGCAGAACTTACAGAGCATTTGGCGCACCGATGCGCAAAGTGCGGTGGATGCCTTGAAAATCGGTGGTGCAAATCTACTGGTTGATAGTGAGTATTTGACGACAGCCCGTTGGGGCGGTAGCTCACGAGTGGCAAGCTCGCAATATGGTGATCGTCGCTTGACTCAAGTGTTTGTGACCCAAGCAGGCACAGGGCATTTTGGTGTGACTCAAGGCACACAAAAAGCCACTACGCGTATTCGTCAGGGTGAAACCTATACCTTGTCACTAAATGCGCAGGGGACGGCAGGTTTTACCCGCACAGGGTTAAACTATGTGTACCTTATCCGCGAAGATGGTGGCAATTTTAGATTGCCAACTTTGCCGCTTACTGCATCATTGTCCCAACGCCCTAAAGTGACATTTACTGCGCCGTGGACGAGCAATCAAGTTCGGTTACTGATTGGCGCAAATGGCATATTTGAGGCGACAGACTGGTTCGCATTTCACAGCGTTAAGCTCGAAATGGGTAATGTTGCCACAGGCTGGACACCAACCGCCAAGGATATTGACGACAAAGTATCAGCGGTTCAGTCCAACCTCACCGCTTATCAGGCGGCACAAGCTAAAGCAGATCAAGCCAAAGCTACGCAGATTTCGGGGCTCACAACCCGAATGGGGGCAGCGGAAAGTAACCTCACTCGCACCGAACGGGCAGTGACGGAACTTAATCAGACAACGGTGACGACACTGCGTGATCTAACCGCGCGCACCAAAACAACGGAAGGTTCGCTCTCTCGTTTGGAAACCGCCAAAGCAAATAAAACTGAGGTGGCAAGTATTGCTCAAAGCTCCTTACAGTCAATTTGGAAAGCTGATGCAAAATCTGCCGTTGATTCACTTTCTATCGGTGCAAGGAACTTACTGATAGACAGTACTTACAACCAACACATCAACTACAATACAAAAATGTCATCAATCACACGCACAGTCTATCGCGGCAATATGTTGATACGACTCGGAATGCTTGGTGGCGCAGGTGTGGCCGGTATTGTACAAGCACCAGCCGCTCAAGTAAGTAATATCAGACAGGGTCAAGAGTACACCCTTAGCCTGAATGTACAGGGTACAGCCGGCATACAAAAAACGGGGCTCAACTATGTATTCTTGATGCGTGCTGATGGAGCTAACCAACGATTAGCAACAATACCTGTTATAGCTAGTTTAGCAAACAGACCTAAAATAACCTTTACTGCCGAATGGACAAGTGAGCGAGCCTATCTGCTTGTTGGTGTAAATGGTACTTATGAGAATACAGATTGGTTAGCGTTTCACAGCGTAAAACTTGAAAAAGGAAACGTAGCGACAGATTGGACGCCAGCCCCTGAAGATGTGGAAAGCTCCGTGAGTGCAGTTTCGGCTAAAATTGATACTATTCAGGAGACTTTAGCGAATGCCGACTCTGCATTAAGCTCTCGTATTGATACCGTTACTGCTTCTGTTGGCTCAAACTTGGCAAAAATTACTCAAGTGAGTAATGCTGTAGCCGGTGTAGATGGTAAATTATCGTCTACTCATACCATCAAAACCGAAACCATTGCCGGTGGACGTAAAGCGATTGCCGGTATCGCACTTGGTGCCGCGGCAGACAATCGCAATGCAGAATCCTCTGTCATTGTAATGGCAGACAAATTTGAGGTAGTAAAAAATGCTCAAGACGGCCAACCGGTACGATTGTTTGGTGTGGCTCAAAATAAAGTTGCGATTAATGGGGATTTAATTGCAACAGGTACAATTAAAGGTAGCCACATTGATGCAGACTCAGTAAGAGCCGGAATATTGACGGCGGGAGCTATCCGTACGGAACACCTGGCAGCAGGGCAAATATCGGCGGATAAGTTAGCGATTGGGCTAGGTGGGAATTTGCTGGTTAATCCTATTTTTGCAACACCCGATTTGTCAATAGCTCCGTTTGGCTGGAACTACTGGCGAGGAGAAGTTGGTGATCGGCTAAATATTGACACCCGTACTATTTTCAATAGGAATGAACAAGATAATTACGGACAAAAAAGGGAGGACTACCAAATGAGTTAGTATTTTCGATGCGGTATAGCACTACAAAGGAAACCTCTGATACTGGGCGAATTGGGTGGTTATCTCAGGATATTAATGTTGTGCCTAATAAAAAATATATTGCCTCCGTATGGTTAGCTTGTCATCGTGGACAAGCTAAATTAGTCATTGAGAATATCGAAAAACCTGGTGGTGCTTACTTAGGTCGGATAGGCAACAGCGAGGTAATTACTGGCTATAGTGCTCATCAAGGCGAATTTAAAAATATGAAACGGGTTAAGGTTGTATTTACTGCACCTACTTCAGGCTGTATTCGTTTCGCATTACGATTAGATAATATTCAAGGTAAAGCTAATCCATTTTTATTTGCTCGTAGACCAATGCTTGAGGAGGCTAGTGATAATGTTACAGATATCACTCAGCCTAGCCCTTGGCAAAATGCCGGTGTAACCGCTATCCACGGTGGCTCAATAGTTACTAATACCGTTACTGCTCAACAAATTGCAGCAAATACCATTACCGCCAACGAAATCGCAGCCGGCACGATTGCAGCTCGAAATATGGCAGCAAACTCGATTAATGCAAGTCATATTGTGGGGAGTTCGATCACTGCGGATAAGCTAAATGTAAACAATTTAGCGGCAATATCAGCGAATCTCGGAGCTATTACAGCTGGTTCTATTAATATCAATAATAGATTCAAGGTAAGTAATGCTGGAGTAGTCGAAATGCGAGCCAATAGTGGAAATGTTGGTATGGTAATGAATAACAATAGTATTATTGTTTATGATGAACAAGGTAGGGTTAGAGTAAAAATGGGGAAATTATGATTCTAATAGGTATTTTATGTATTATTGCATTAGCAGTCTTAGGGCTGCTTTTTTATTTCCATAAAAAAAAACGAAAAAAAGTAAATAAAGGGGTAAATATGGCTGAATATGGTATTCAAACTTTTGATACCGCTAATGTCTCTACATTTAGTACCAATGAGCGATTATTTAAATACATTGGAACTAAAAATATTAAGTATGGTAAATTTTCATTCACGGTAACAGAAAAGTATGAAGGACAACTTGTATTTATCATTAGTATGTTACATTCAGTTCACCGAAAACAAGCAACAGGTTATAAAACGAATATTCCCAATCTTATTCATTTAGAAAATGTTTCGATCAACGATAAAACGATTTCAGGAGAAGTTGTTTGTATTTTTCCTTTTAGTCTACCGGCTGATGATTCAGATTATATTCAGATTGTATATGGAGCATATTAAATGAGTTACGGACTATCTACTTTTAACATCAATGAAAATTTCAGAAGTTTATCCTTACAAAGAAAAGGACGAGCTAACTTTTCTAATAAAATTGCAACTATTCAGGCAGCGTCAGATGAAATTATTGTCATTAAATATTCTGATGGGCAAGTATGTTTGCTATATCGAGAAAATGGTATTGCCACATTAGCTACAGAAAACGCAACATTTGCTGAATATCTCATTTTTAGTACAAATGTACCGAAAAGCGGAGGTTACGGCATAGAGGTTTATAACTCAGCAGGAAATGTTGTATTTTCATCAAACCACAAATTTTTAAGACCTATTGAATATGTCGATCTAAATCCATCAAAAAATGTTTTTAGATTTACAGGGCAAGCAAATAGGCAATATGGCATTATCTTATCCAATTTTGGCTTTGATTTTGTCATTAACTACGATAACGGATATTCAACATCTAGATCTGCCAAAGTAAGTGGTAATTTTATTGAATTTGGGTTCTGTAAATACCATTATTCTGGTTTGTATAAGACGGGAATGAGTTATAATTCAAAAGCAATGTATTTTAATGCTCTGGTTGTAGATATAACAGGCTATTAAACATTAAACGCCTTCATTTAATAGAGGCGAACTAAAATTCTGATTACACATTCATCGCCGCTTGTAGCAATACAAGCGGTCTTTTTTTATCAACAATCCACAAAAGGAAAAATTATGACAACTTTTAACAAAATCTTAAACCCAATGTACTCAACTATCGCAAGTTACTCAACTCAAGATGACGGCTCACTCAATGCTAAGTATGTTGTTGGCACAGGTGATGATACCGATGGCGAGGTAACAAACTTTGTAATCATCACAAGTGAGTACAAATATATTGATGCTCAATCAGCCAAAGCGATTACAGATGCACCGCTAACAAAAGAGGATATTGGCAAAACGCCAACGCAGATTATGTTAGGTCGTATCTATAAGCACTTAAAAGAGACGGGGCAGAAACACTCGGAACAGTGGTAAATAAACTTATTGATGCATTACAACAGTCACAAAGTTTAAATGTAAGATCAGAATCTGCTGTAGCAGCAACCGAAAATCAAGATCATTTAACTGATGGTGTGCAGTATCAAGGCCCAGGACGTGCTAGAGCTTAACTCTGTTAACATCTGCTCTCAAAACGGCTATAGCTCTAGCCGTTTTTTGTAATTTTTCGCACGTTTTAACAGGCAAATTTGGCAAAATTAGCCATTGTGATTTTATTTTCTATAATTAAGCCCCGAGAGGGGCTTTAAAGTCAGTGCTAATCTATTGTTAATTTTTTAAGAATTGATGATAAGTTAGCTTTTTTGGCTTTAACCAATTCGGTCAAATCAGCCCAAACCCCGAAAGGGATTTTACGTTCACCAGCCACCCATTCGCGGACACGGCGAGCATCAGATAATCTCAAATCTCTCGCTAGATTAGACTGCCATTGAGTGCCATACAATGACTCGCCAATGATGGATAGCTCTTTTGATGTGTAATTTTTTACATCGTTACTTAATTTGCAGTATTGATAGTATCCAAGCCAAAACGCCCCCTGACAATCAAAAGGCATCCCGTCTTTAGGGTCCTCGAGGTCGCCTGGTATTTTATCCATTAATCTTGCTATCTCTCCATTGTTAATAGATAGCTCTCTGCGACTAGAGATAAACCCTATCCCTCTTATAGGGTATCTCAAGATTATTGTCTGTACGTTTGTTGGCACATCGTCACCATAAGTAGCAGCGACAATTTGCCCGATAATGCGCATAATTTGTGGTGTTACTTGTGTAGTCATAATAATCTCCAGTTATCTGTTTGTTTTAGCCGTAAGCCTTTGCTCTTACGGCTTATTTGTTATCTCAATCTACCATCCATATTTTACGGATAACCAAAATTGCTTTGGTTCGCTACTATCATTTAGACCTTTAAATTTTTCGATCCACTTTCCAGCGTTTGTCATTGCAAAAAAATTATCTACCATTGCTTGAGCTTGAGTAATTTGTTCTTGCGTTGCTGTTACTGGGATAGAGGTATCACCAATCTTCGCAATAAAAAGATTGATGATTTCGTCTGCCCAAGCGATTTGTTTTTCAGAGCCTTTTAATGTTGGTTTTGTGATTACAAGCTTAGTTGTTTCTTGTTTGTTCTCTTGCTCTGTTTCTTTGCTTTCTGCTGGCGATGTATTTTCAGCGGTGTCTTTAGCATTAAAAGCGTTCTCAAATGCTTTTACGGCAGCGTCGAACTCTCTTGTTGTTAATCCTTTGCCAAGTTTGCTCACTAACTCACCTGTGGCTAAGTCAATGTACAACTGATAATTCCGATCACCTTTGCTTTCGTTATTTTTTGCTGAAAGGTTAATGTAAATGCGGCGACCTTGCCATTCGTTGGCGTAGCCTTGGATATCGTGAGATTTTAATAAGTCGTTGATTTGTGCGGTTGTAATTTGAGTTGTCAT